TGCGGCTGCCAGATCGTGTACGGGTTTGGAAGTCGACGGAGGGAACAGCGCGGGCCTAGAAGGCCCCGTAATGCCCCCTGAGAGCCCCGTAGACGGACGAACGGTGCGGATCGATAGATGGCACCGGAGACAAGCGAAGACGGCCGCAGAGCCGTCGCCGGCTGACGCCCGCGTAGGAAGATATTCGTGTGAAGTGCGTCACATTCTACGGGTGAAACGCGAAAGTGTCGGCTACATAACCTATGGAGGGGTAAGGGAGCGAGCTCCAGCGAGCGACCGCACCCCGACATAGGTTCTTGTCGGGGTAGTCGAACGGAGAGAGACTACCCCTTTTAGCGACCTCCGGTCGCCCAGGTAGGTACCGAACGATGAGTGAGGTACCAGACCGAGGGCGGCCCTTATGGGGGCCGCTCCGAGGTCAGTGGTTGGTTTGGGTAGGTACGTTACGTAAGCATCACTCACCAACAGAACCGGTGGTTACGTAACCGGGTACGTTACGTACGACTAGATACGTAACAGAACCACTAACCCGTGGCCGCCCCGAAGGCGGCCCGCAGCGGGTTACGTTTGTCAGGTATGTCACTAGGGAGGGTGATGGGCTGGGAGTCATCTGACCGTCGTGAGCGGCTGCCGGCCGACTGGCCTCGCATCCGTCGCGAGGTTCTGCGGGCGGCTGGTCACCGCTGCCAGATCCGCTACGCGGACATCTGCATAGGGATGGCTACCGAGGTTGACCACGTCCGCTACCGCGACGAGGAGTCACCACTCCAGGCGTCGTGCAGACCGTGCCATGCGCGGAAGTCCGCGATGGAAGGCGTCGCTCAGCGTGCGAAGCTGCGCGCGATGAAGAAGCGGCCACCGCCCCGCCACCCGGGGCGTAGAAGCAACTAGGAGGGACCAGGCGTCCCCGAGCCCAGGAGGCGTCATGCCATTTGAAGTTACCAAAGAGCCGATCGAACGGTTCCTCGACAAGATCGTCGTCGCCTCGAATGGCTGCTGGCTCTGGACTGCCGGGAAAAATCACGCCGGGTACGGCAAGTTCTACGCCGGTGGTAAAGGCGTCGCCGCTCACCGGTGGAGCTACGAGTGGTTCCACGGACCCATTCCCGATGGGCTGACAGTGGACCACTTGTGCAACATCCGACACTGCGTTAACCCGGCACATTTGCGTCCGGCAACGTCTCGGGAAAACTCCTTCGCCGAGCACTCCAACTCCACCGCCCGGATCAATGCCGAGAAGGATTCTTGTCCGCGGGGTCACCGGTACGAGTACTGGAACGTCCCGCCGTCGTTCCGGAAGCGTGGAGAGCGATCCTGTCGATCGTGCATCCTGGCCAGGTCCCGGTCCAGGTACAAAGGCCGGAAGGCAGAGGGCCCCGAGTGGTGGATGGCCGAGGCCGACCGCCTGTACGCCGAGTTCAGGGCGACGGCCTAATGGGTGACCGAGGACCGCTGCCCAAGCGATCGGACGAACGCGTCCGGCGCAACACCACCGAGTACGGAGAGGTCACTACTCTCCCCGTCTCCGGACCCGTGAAGTCCCCTCCGCTCGGTCTCACCGATCCTCACCCGATCGTCCGAGACCTCTACAACTCTCTAGCCGAGTCGGCGCAAGCCGCGCTCTATCAGCCGTCGGACTGGCACTACGCGAAGTTCACCCTCCACTTCGCCGACCAGCTCCTGAAATCCTCCAAGCCCTCGTCGCAGATGCTAGTAGCCGTCAATCAGATGCTGTCATCTCTTCTGGTCTCAGAAGGTGACAGGCGACGGGTTCGGATCGAGGTGGAGCGGACTAAGTCAGACGGCCCGGATGCGTCGGTGACGACGATGGGCGAGCTGTTCGAGCGCGCTCTCCGTAAGCCGAAGTCGAGCTAGAGCCGGCGGCCCCGGCGGGGTTGAGCGCTCCCCTTCCGGTGCTCCCCCGCTGGGGCTGCCACCACTTCCAAGCGCGATCCTGACGGCGCTTAACAGTCAGGTAACCGGTGTGATACCGAAAGGACGGCGAGATGCCGAAGGAACATATCAGATACGCCAATACCATCTACTCGGACGAACTCGATGACGACGGATTCCGTAAGTACGAAGGGGCTACAGGCGTGGACCTCTCCGTCAAGTGGGGCAACGCGACCCCCTCGGGAACGAGGCTACTGACCGTCCCTGAGGACAAGGATGTGTTCCTGAGTCTGAAATTCTTCGGAGACAGTCCTACGAACCCCTCCGACGCCGACTACCACGAGATCCAGCTAAGCCGTCGGGAGGTCAATACCTTCATCGAGGTGCTGCGAAAGGCCCGGAACCAAGCGTTCGGGCCGGACGCCTAAAGACCCGGGCGCAACGTCCCGACTGAGGCGGTCCGCCGTGACGACGGCGGTATTCGTGCTCAGGAACCGTTGCAAACCCCGCCTATGCCCAAACCGCGGCTGCGCGCCGGTCGCAGGCCTCTGGGTGGGCCCCAAGTGCTGACCCGGCCCAGCATGGCCGGTGTAGGCGCTTTCCGCCCGAAGGGTTACAAGAAACGCTGAGGCCCAGCGTTGAGTCTCCCTTCGGGCCCCTACTTGCCAGGCAGGCGAGACCAGCCAGTAACCAAGAGCGGTCGCCCCTGGCCGGTATGAGCTCCACCGGTAAACGGGCTCACCTTTACACGTAACGCCGATCGGAAGATCGGCTCAGAGCGTCCGGCTCCGCCGGGCGCGATTGCTACGAGAGGCCGGTATGACCGTCACGATCACCGCCGACGTCCGCGACGTCACCGGTCAGCCCGACAATCAGCAGTGGGTGTTCTCGACCGTGCTCCGCCAGCAGGACGGCTCGATCCTCACCCAGAAGCAGGTCCGGGTAAACCCTGTGGACGGCGCGCTGAGCGTAGAGCTGGAACCCGGCTTCGCGATCGTCGTCTACGGCGAGTATCGCTGGTTCATCGAGGTGCCCGAGACCGCCGCCGAGCTGTGGCCGCTCATCGCCACCTCGGTAGCGGTCCCTCCGGACACCTCCGCTGAACTGCTCGCTGACGCTGTCAACGGCTACCTCGACGCGAACCCGCCGTCAGCGGACTGGGACGCGTTGTCGAACGTCCCGGCGGAGTTCCCGCCGTCTGCGCACGACCACGTCGCCGCGGATGTCACCGACCTCGACTCGGCTATCGCCGCGTACCTGGTCTCGAACCCGCCCGAGGCAGGCTCGGTGTCCTGGGACGACATCGACGACAAGCCGTCGACGTTCACCCCGAGCTCGCACACCCACTCGATCGCTAACGTCACCGGTCTCCAGGACGCTCTCGACGAGAAGCTCGACGAGGACGCGGTGGACGCCCGGGTGGCTCTCGGCACGGCCGCGTTGGTCGACTCGGACCCGGCGACGCTGGACACGCTCAACGAGCTGGCCGCGGCGCTGGGCGATGACCCGAACTTCGCTACCACGGTCGCCTCGCAGATCGGCGCGAAAGCCGACAAAGACACCACGATCACCGCGGGCACCGGCTTGACCGGTGGCGGGGATCTGTCCGCGAGCCGGACGCTGAACGTCTCGTTCGGGACGTCGTCGACGACCGCGTGCGTCGGTAACGACTCCCGGCTGTCGGACACCCGTACCCCGACCGACGGATCGGTGACCAACGCCAAAGTCGCTTCCGGTGCGGGTATCGCGCTGTCGAAGCTGGCTACCGGCTACGTCGCCGGCTCGGACAACTCCGGTGCCCGTACGCTGACGATCTGGGTCGGGACCGAGGCGCAGTACACCGCGATCGGCACAAAAGACTCGAACACTATCTATCTCAGGACTGCATAGGAGGTCGCCGTGGCAGGTATGTCACTTGCCACGACGGCTTTCGCGAAAGCCGCGATCGGCTCGACCGAGATCCAGAAGATCAGCCTGGGCAACACCCTGATCTGGTCCGCGGCTCCTCCGCCGACCGTTGACTTCGACGCGGTGTCGTCGATGCAAGGCGGGCTGGGCGACTTGTCGTACTCGTTCTCTGCCACAGCGGGGTCACGGGTCTTCGTGGTCGCGCACCTGCTCGGCAACGAGACCGTGGCAGGTGTCACCTACGGCGGCAACGCTATGAGCCTGGTCCAAGGCATCGCGTTCAACAACACGTCCTCCAACGGCTGGCTCAGGGTCTACACCCTCGCGAGCGCCCCGGGCGGGTCGCAGACCGTGGTCCTGGACAAAAACGGCTCGAACTGGTGCATGTCCTACGCGATCTCGTACGCGAACGTCGCGAGCCTCGGAACCCCGGCTACGGCGACCGGTAGCAGCACCAGCCCGTCGCACTCTGTGTCGGCCCCGCCGACCAACGGCCGCACCTTCCAGGTTACCGGCTGGAACAACGGAAACGTGACGTTCACGCCGTCCGGAGGTACCGGCCGCATCAACGGGGTGCAGATCGCGGGCGGCCTGACAGGCCGAGACTCCAACGCCGCGGCTACCTACTCCGGGACGCTCTCGTCTTCCTGCCCTTGGGCGAGCATCGCGGTTCCGATGAACCCGGTCACCTGACGAAAGGGCCGGTATGACGACTGTTACCGCTACCGTCCACGACATCTCCGGACGCCCCGACGATTCGCACTGGACTTTCTCCAGCGACCTGCGCGAGCAGGACGGCGTGATCATCACGCCCCGCGTCGTGCGCGTGAAGCCGTTCAACGGAGAGCTCGCGCTGACTTTACCGCCTGGACCTGTCCGGGTGACGCACCACCAGGACCGCTGGTTGATCGACGTCCCAGAAGAGGACTCCGACCTGTGGGACCTGATCGAAGCCGCTACCGACTAAGGACTTCATGAACCGCCTTATCACCATGTTCGCCGCTGCTCTTGTGAAGGCGGTCTTCGACTACCTCCGGGCTCACCCCGAGTTCTTGAACCAGGTCATCGACCGGGCTACCGCGAAGATGCCCGACCTCGCTGACCTCGACGATAAGATCCTGGCGAAGATCCCGGATCTGTCCCGGCTGGACGACAAGATCATCGGGCTGTTCCCCGACTTGTCTCGGCTCCCCGAGCAGCTGATCAACGCCATCAACCCGTTCAAGCGCTGATGCCGAGGGTCGTCTACGGGCTGACCCACTCGTCCAACGGGTGGCCGATGCTCAACTCCGATGAGTGCGAGTGGACGAAGATCCCCGGCACGAGCGTCACGCTGCAGATCGCCAAGGGCCAGCCTCTCGCGATCCTGCGCGCGTTCGCCGCTGACTTCCACGCGTACGTCGAGCCGCTGCGCGACGCGGACTCCGCGTGCTGGACGCCGACCAACTCGGTCCCGTCGTCCAACCACCTGAGCGGCACCGCGATGGACCTGAACTGGAACACCCACCCGTTCCGGGTCAACTACGCGGGGTTCGACCAAGCCAAGATCGCCACGATGCGCGAGCTCCTCGCGTTCTACGAAGGCACTGTCTTTTGGGGCCAAGACTGGACTGATCCAAAAGATAGTATGCACGTTCAACTAGCAAGCCTAACTAATGGCGGGCAGTTCAACACCTACGGCAACCCGAAGACAGCCGACTTCATCGCGCGCAAGATCCGCGCTGACGGCTACTCGACTTTCCGGAGGGGTAGCGCCCCGGCGTCCGCAGCCCCCATCCTGGCGGCGGCCACCGGCCTGAGCGAAGCTCGCGCGGCGGAGATCCTGCCCGCGGTTCGCTCGGGCCTCCGGGAATCCGAGTGCACGAACGTTAACCGCATCGCGATGTGGCTGGCTCAGATCGGACACGAGTCCGGGTCGTTCCAGTACACCGAGGAGATCGCCAAGAACGGTCGGTACGCGCCGTACATCGGCCGGACGTGGATTCAGATCACCTGGGACTACAACTACCGGTCGTTCTCGGAGTGGGCGTACGCGTTCGGGATGGTTCCGACTCCGGACTACTTCGTCGTGAACTACCGCGAGCTCGCTGATCTGAAGTGGGCGGGCATCGGCCCTGCCTGGTACTGGACGGTCGCCCGCCCGGACATCAACGAGCTGTCCGATCGCCGCGACCTGAACACGGTCACCCGCCGGATCAACGGCGGCACCAACGGCCTCGCGGATCGACAAGCCCGCTACAACCGCGCGCTCGCCCAGGGCGATGCGCTGCTGCAACTACTTCACGAAGAGGACGACTTCTTGTCTGCTCTAACCGACGCTGAACAGCGTGAGTTGCTGGACCTGGCTCGCCAGCAGGCCAAGTACAAGCGCAAGTCCCGCTCTCCGCTGCACTGGCCGCACGAGGGCGAGGTCGACACGATCGCCGGCTTGTCCTGGTCGACGGACGCCAACGTCCATATCCAGCTGGTCGAGAAGCTCGCTGTGATCTACGGCGACCCGGTCTCGATCGCGCTGCTGTACGCGGTGTCGAACTCCGACGATCCGACGAACAACCCCGAGCTGGCGAAGCGCATCTTGAAGCGCGTCAAGCCCGAGGACATCACCGCTGCTCAGGTCCAGATCCAGAAGTGGCTGGCTGCCGAGCAGAAGTTCCATGCCGCTTAAGCTAGGCGACCGGAACCCTACGGTGCGCCGCTGGCGCGAGGTGATGGCGGCCCGGTTCGCAGGGTACGCCCGCATCCACGGCCCGCTGCCCACGGACACCGACGAGTTCGGCCCGCGGGCTGAGGCGTGGCAGACCGAGTACGAGTCCCGGACGTTCCAGCCGCTCGACGGGATCGTCTCCGACGACGATCTGCGCGCGCTGGGGATTCCGGCTCCCGAGGACACCCGTCCGGTACTGCTCACCGTCTCCGGGACGGGAGTCCCCTGGTGGATAGGCCCGGACGCTGACGTCGCGAGACGTCTCGGGGATGTGTACCTGTGGCGTCCGGTAGGCCCGCCGTACACCGCGCAGGCGTTCCCGATGGGTCCGTCCGTGGCGAACGGGGTCACCGAGGCTACCCGCATCCTGGAGGAAGAGCGGCGGCGCATCGAGCGCTACGGGCTGTCGATGATCGGCTACTCGCAAGGTGCGATCGTCACCTCCGAGCTGTGGGAATACCACATCAAGCCGGTGACCGGACGATTGCACTGGGCCAAAGACCACGTGCGCGGAGCCGTGACGTTCGGCAACCCGATGCGCGAGACTGGCAAGGTGTGGCCTGACCCGGGCGGTCAGATGCCCTCGGCGAAGTCGCACGGTATCGCTGACCAGCTGATGGTTGACACCCCGGACTGGTGGAGGAACTACGCCCACAAAGGCGACCTGTACACCGACTGCGAGGGCGACTCGGGCGAGATGAAGACCGCGATCTACAAGGTCGTGATGATGTCCCGGGTGTTCTCTGGTCCGGATTCGATCCTCCGCCAGCTTCTGGAGATCGGGGTTAACCCGACGTTCGAGCTGATCGCGCTGATCCGCGCGGTGCTGGACGCCGGCCTGTTCTTCATCCGCGGCACGACTCCGCACACGAACTACAACATCGACCCTGCGACGGACTTTCTGCGCTCTGTGACTTGATACGTAACGAGGAGGTGGAGTGGCGGTTCACTACCCGGAGTCGCTACTCCCAGCCCCGTCGCATATCCAGGGGCCGACCTGGCGGCAGTACGAAGACGGCTCATGGTTCCTGCCCGAGAAGACTCTCGGCTGGCAGATCATCAGCTGGCTGTTCGAGTACGTCAACGCACCGGACGGTTCCGGGCCTTTCATCCCCACGATGGAGCAGGCACGGTTCCTGGCCTGGTGGTACGCCGTCGACGACCAAGGGAAGTACGTCTACCGCGAGGGCACCTTCCGCCGCATGAAGGGCCACGGTAAGGACCCGCTGGTAGCAGCGATGTCGCTCGCGGAGCTCTGCGGCCCCGTGGCCTTCTCGCACTTCGACGACGCGGGCAACCCGGTCGGCCGCGTTCGGCACGCGGCGTGGGTCACGATCGCCGCGGTCTCCCAGGACCAGACGAAGAACACGTTCTCGCTGTTCCCGATCATGGTCTCGAAGAAGCTGAAGGCCGAGCACGGTCTGTCCGTCAACCGCTTCATCATCTACTCCGAGATCGGCGGGCGGCTCGAAGCCGCGACCGCGTCCCCCGCGTCGATGGAGGGTAACCGCCCGACGTTCGTCATCCAGAACGAGACGCAGTGGTGGGGCGTAGGCCCCGGCGGCGAGGTCAACGACGGCCACCAGATGGCCGAGGTCATCGAAGGCAACATGACCAAGGTCCCCGGTGCCCGCACTCTGTCGATCTGCAACGCTCACCGCCCCGGCGACGACACCGTCGCGGAGATGGCCTACCTGAACTGGCTGGACATCCTGGCAGGCGACGCTATCGACACCGGCGTCCTCTACGACGCCCTGGAAGCCCCGGCTGACACGCCGGTCTCCGAGATCCCGTTCCCGTCCGACGACCCCGAGGGGTACGAGGCTGGGGTTGCCCAGCTCATGAAGGGCCTGGAGATCGCCCGCGGCGACTCGATCTGGCTCCCGCTCGACGACATTCTGATGTCGGTCCTGACGGCGAAGAACGACGTCATCGAGTCCCGACGGAAGTTCCTCAACCAGGTCAACGCGACTGAGGAGTCGTGGATCGCACCGTCTGAGTGGGATCGCAACCACGACATCAACCTGCCTCCGCTGAGGAAGGGCGAGCGGATCACGCTCGGGTTCGACGGCTCGCTGTCCAACGACCACACCGCGCTCACCGCGTGCCGGGTCGAGGACGGGGCGTTGTTCCTGGTGAAGGTCTGGGTGCCTGAGAAGTACGAGGGGCACAAGGTCCCGCGCCAGGACGTGGACGCGTACGTCCGGTCGATGTTCGAGAAGTACGACGTCGTCGGTATGCGCGCGGACGTCAAGGAGTTCGAGCAGTCGGTCGACGCCTGGGGTCAGGACTTCCGGCGCAAACTGAAGATCAACGCCTCCCCCGGTAACCCGGTCGCCTTCGATATGCGCGGCCAGCAAAAGCGATTCGCGCTGGACTGCGAGCGGTTCCGTGACGCTGTTCTGGCGGGCGAGGTCAGACACGACAACAACCCGGTGCTCAAAGCGCACATCACCAACGCGCACCAGCACCCGACGATATACGACGCAATCAGCATCAGGAAACCTGGCAAAGAATCCAAGCGCAAGATCGACGCCGCTGTGACGGCTGTCCTCGCTTGGGGCTCGCGCCAAGACTTCCTGCTCAGCAAGAGCAACACAGGAAAGGGGGCGGGTCTGCTGCGATGACGACTTACCACGAGCACGTCGAGCGACTGCAAGGGCTCCTCGCACGGGACCTGCCGAACCTGCTGGAAGCCGAGGCCTACCGCAACGGGACGCGCCGGCTGAAGACGATCGGGATCGGCGCTCCACCGGAGCTGGCTTACCTGGACGTCCAGCCAGGCTGGGTCGCTACCTACCTCCGCACTCTGTCCGATCGCTTGGACATCGAGGGGTTCCGTATCTCGGAGGATTCCGAGGGGCTCGAAGAGCTCTGGAACTGGTGGCAGGCGAACGACCTGGACGAAGAGTCGGTCCTCGGACACGACGACTCGCTGACGTTCGGCCGCGCGTACATCACGGTCAGCCACCCGGACGTCGAGTCCGGAGACCCCGCGGGTATCCCGCTGATCCGGGTCGAGTCTCCGCTGTATATGTACGCCGAGCTGGACCCACGCAACACCCGCCGGGTCACCCGGGCTGTCCGTCTCTACACGACGCGCGACGACGTCGCGGTCCCGGATCGAGCCACGCTGTACCTGCCTGACGAGACTGTCCCGCTCCGCCGCAACGGCGGGCTTAACGATCAGTGGGTCGTCGACGGGGGCGTCATCAAGCACGGGCTCGGTGTGGTACCGGTCGTACCGCTGACCAACGACCCGCGCCTCGGCAACCGCTACGGCCGCTCGGAGATCTCTCCGGAGCTGCGCAAGGTCACCGACGCCGCGTCTCGCACGCTGATGAACCTGCAGTCGGCGTCCCAGATCCTGGGCACCCCGCTCCGCGTCATCTCCGGTGTCACCACCGACGAGCTGACCAACGACGGCGAGAACACGACGCTCGACATCTACTACGGACGCATCCTGACGCTCGCTTCTGAGGCAGCCAAGATCTCCGAGTTCAAGGCTGCCGAGCTGCGGAACTTCGCCGAGGAGATGGAGGTCTTCCGCAAAGAGGCCGCGTCTATCACCGGCTTGCCGCCTCAGTACCTGTCGTCCTCGTCGGAGAACCCCGCCTCGGCTGAGGCCATCATCGCTACCGACTCCCGGATCGTGAAGATGGCCGAGCGTAAAGGCCGGATCTTCGGCGGTGCCTGGGAGCGCGCGATGCGGATCGCGATGCAGATCATGGGCCGCGAGGTCACCGAGGAGTACACCCGGCTGGAGACAGTCTGGCGCGACCCGTCGACTCCGACGGTCGCCGCTAAGGCTGACGCTGTGTCGAAGCTGTACGCCAACGGCCAGGGGCCGATCCCGAAGGAGCAGGCTCGCATCGACCTCGGCTACACCGCTACTCAGCGCGAGCAGATGCGCGACTGGGACAAGCAGGAGACCGAGGACATGATCGACACCTTGTACTCCACGACGAAAGCCCAGGCTGACGGCGCGCCGAAGCCGACGGTCACCGAGACCAAGACGGAGACGCAGACGTCGCCTTCCGGATTTAACCGGACCAAGACCCGGTGAACCCGGAGGAGTACGCCGCCGCGCAGCTCCTCATCTCCGCCGCAGTAGTCCGGCACGTCAGGAACGTGGCCGGGTTCTTCGCTCAGCCCGCGCTGACGATGTTCGACTGGCTGCGTCTGCTGGACTTGCTGTTCCCCGAGATCCAGCGCCGGCGCACCGAGGCATCGGTGCTCGCTCGCAGGTTCTACGACTCGCAGCGGGCTCAGCACCACCCGGATCTCCCTCGTAACGATCGGCCCCTGGAGGGGACGACGTTCGAGAAGTTCGTCGAGAACATGGACCCGGCTCGTGAGCGGATGCAGCAGGCGGACACCCGCGGGGACGCGCTGACGCACCTGACGCTCCGCGCCGTCCGCGAGGTGGAGAACGCAGGCCGTCAGCAGATCATCCACGCCGTCGAGAACGACCCGGAACCCCGCGTCTTGCGGGGCTGGGCTCGCGTCGCGACGGGCCGGGAGACCTGCGCCTGGTGCCTGATGCTGATCAGCCGCGGACCTACGTACGTCCGGGCCGAGACCGCTGGTCTCGACCTTGACACGGAACACGCTCTGGAGCTGTTCGAGAACAACGACCAGGAGACCTACTTCGCTGACATCAGCGGAGAGATCAAGCAGTGGCACCCCGGGTGTGACTGCAAGGTGATCCCCGTCTTCCGGAACGAGGACTGGTTCGGCAAAGAAGCTGCCGATCGCGCCCTCGACCTCTGGGGGGAAGCCACCAAGGAAGCCATCGCTCTAGAGGACGAAGGCCTTGTCCACAAGAGCGGTAAGAAAAAGGGCCAGCCCTTTACTCGTAACGAGCTGGCTATCAACGCCCTTCGCCGTCGCCTGGAGCGCGGCGAGATCTCAGCACAGCAGTACGCAGCACTCGCTGCTTAGCCCGCCAACCCGACCGACCTGCCAGGAGCAGGAGTCACCCCACGCCCAGGAGGCACAGATGACCGAACCCACCGACACCCCCTCGACGCCCGAACCCGTAGCTCCCGCTGCCCCGGCTCCGGCGGCCCCCGCTCCCAAGAGCGAGGACCTGCCTGACTGGGCTCGCGAGAAGCTCTCGAAGGCGAACACCGAGGCCGCGAACTACCGAGTTCAGCTCCGCACCGTGGAGACCGAGCGCGACAGTCTCGCGGAGAAGCTCGCAGCTCTCGAAGCCCAGGCAGCCCAGGCGGCTACCTCCGCGTCCGAGAAGCAGCACGACTTCGACCGTCTGGTGACCGCGGTCCAGGCTCTCACCCCCGATCCCACGCCGCTGTTCACGTTCGCGAACACGCTGCAGGGCGATTCGGAGGAAGCGCTCAAGACGCACGCCGAGAGCCTCAAGACCCTGTTCGGCCTCAAGAACGGCCCCGTGGCCGCTGTCGACCGCTCGCAAGGCCTCGGCACAGAAGCCCCGAGCAACGACCCTGCGGTGGCCTTCACCGCGCTCATGCAAACCCAACTAGGCAAGTAAGGAGCCCCCTGTGGCAACCCTGAACGAGCTCGCCCCCAACACCGCGGGCAGCAACCACCAGGGCCGTCTGGCCCACGTCCCCTCCGACCTGCTCCCCAAGGAGATCGTCGGCCCCATCTTCGACAAGGCCCAGGAGAGCTCGCTCGTCCTGCGCCTCGGCGAGAACATCCCGATCTCGTACGGCGAGACGATCATCCCGACGACCGTGAAGCGCCCCGAGGTGGGTCAGGTCGGCGTAGGCACGTCGAACGAGCAGCGAGAGGGTGGCACCAAGCCGCTGTCCGGCACCGCGTGGGACACCCGCTCGGTTTCGCCGATCAAGCTGGCGACCATCGTCACCGTGTCGGAGGAGTTCGCTCGCATGAACCCCGCCGGCCTGTACACCAAGCTGCAGGGCGACCTGGCGTACGCCATCGGCCGCGGTATCGACCTCGCCGTGTTCCACGGTAAGTCTCCGCTGACCGGCTCGGCCCTGCAGGGTATCGACACCAACAACGTGATCGCCAACACGACCAACGTCGACTACCTGCAGACCGGCACCACGCCGCTGCTGGACCGCTTCCTGGACGGCTACGACCTCGTCTCGGCCAACACCGACGTCGACTTCAACGGCTGGGCGGCCGACCCGCGCTACCGCGCGCGTCTGCTCCGCTCGCAGGCCTACCGCGACGCCAACGGCAACGTGGACCCGACCCGGATCAACCTGGCCGCCGCGACCGGCGACCTGCTGGGCCTGCCCGTCCAGTTCGGCAAGGCCGTCGGCGGCGACCTCGGCGCCGCGACCGACTCCAAGGTCCGCGTCGTCGGTGGCGACTTCTCGCAGCTCAAGTACGGCTTCGCCGACGAGATCCGCGTGAAGATGTCGGACACGGCGACCCTGACGGACAACACGTCCCCCACCCCGCAGACCGTCTCGATGTGGCAGACCAACCAGATTGCCATCCTGATCGAGGTGACCTTCGGCTGGCTGCTCGGCGACAAGCAGGCCTTCATCAAGTTCGTTGACGACGAAGAGCCAGGCGACGACTGATCCAACCTTGACACAGAACGGTAGGGGTTCCTTCGGGAGCCCCTACCCGACTGTCCCGACCACTACCTGGAGGTAGATATGACTGCTCCATTCAACGGGGCCGTGGTCCGGGGATGGCTGGGCTCGCTCAGCGACGCCGAGATCATCGCCAAGTTGGCTGACCTGGAAACAGAAGAGCCCGACGAGGTCGAGGTTTCCTGGGACGATGTGGCTGACAAGCCGGAGGACTTCCCTCCGTCAGCTCATACCCACGCCTACGCCGACATCACCGATGTCCCCGAGGACTTCCCCCCGGCCGCACACACCCACGAGGCGGCCGACGTCACCGACCTCGGCGACTCCGCACTGCTCAACGTGGGTACGGCCGCGGGCACGGTTGCCGCTGGTAACCACACCCACTCCAACTACGTACCCACCTCGCGCACGGTCAACACGAAGGCGCTCAGCGCCAACGTCGTGCTCAACGGGGCCGACGTGGCCCTCACCGGCTACGAGATCGGCACCGAGCCGGAGGCTGCTGTCGCGGCCGCTGACACCGTCAACGAGGCCATTGCGAAGCTCGAAAAGCGCATTGCCGACCTCGAGGCCACTGTCGGGGGCATGGCCTAATGGCATACGCCGAGCCCAGCGACGTGGTCGCGCGGCTCGGGCGGCCGCTGACCGATGACGAAGAGACCCAGGTCGAGACGTTCCTAGAGGACGCCGAGATCGAGATCCGCTCTCGCATCCCTGACCTGGACGACAAAGCCGAGGACGAGGACTACCTCAAGCGGGTTATCAAGGTCGAGGCCTCCGCGGTCACGCGCCTGATCCGCAACCCCGACGGCTACATCGGTGAGACCGATGGCAACTACTCGTACCAGCTCAACTGGCGGCTGAACACCGGGGCGATCGAGATCACCGACAAAGAGTGGGCTCAGCTCGGGCTCTCCAAGAACGTCGGCGTGCTCAACGTTCGTCCGAAGACTCCGCTGGAGCGCTCGGGTGAATACCCGGCGTTCGGCTCGGTCGAGTGGCAGGTGTTCCAGCAGAGCTCCCCGCTGTACTGGGGCTACTGATGAGCGGGCTACTGGACGACGGGGCTAACTACGAGCCCGTAACGGTGTACCCCGAGGTGACTCGGAAGGACCGGCTGGGCAACACCCTGGTCGGCCCTTCTGCCACCGGCGTCGAGACAGTCGCTCGCTTCCAGATCCAGAACCAGTCGGGCACGGCTTCCCGCCGAGCGGAGATGGACGACATCGGCGACATGACCGAGCAGGTCTACACGATGCGGCTCCCCCGGTCGTTCACGACCGAGTTGAAGTCCGGGTCCGAGGTTGTGTGGCGCGGTGAGCGCTGGGGTGTGTACGGCGACCCTTGTCGTTACAACGGCTCTCGCCGCACCGCCCGCCTCGAATACGTGGTTCGGAGGTTCTGATGCCTTTGTACTACGGGCGATCCGGCCTGAACAAAGTCGTGTCGCACCTGCCCGGTGTGGTCCACGAGATGCGCTCCGAAGCTGACGAGGTCGCTGACCGGGCGAAGGCCAACCTGGCTGCCGCTCGCGCGAGCACGCAGTGGGAGAAGATCCACGGCCCGGACCATCTGACGAAGATCACTCGGACCAACGGTTCGGTGGATGCCTACGTCAACATGGAGGCCCCTAGCCCCGAGTCGATCGAGTACGGCCACTACCCGTCCGGTGTCTTCGACCCGGAGAAGTACGGCCGCGTCACGAAGGCTCCGCAGGGGCTGTACATCCTCACCGGTGCCGCCGGGTTCGGCGGTCAGACCGCTATCTCTACCGGCGCTAAGCGCGGGAAGAGGGGGTAGCGCATGGCTGGCAAGCTTCCGATCGTCGGTGAGGTCGTGCTCCCGATCCTGCGGGGCCACGAGGACCTGTCCAATCCGATCAGCACTGTCCCGTCTCTGACGGGTGTGCATGTCGGGACGTGGGTCGAGGACATCGACTCCCGCACGTTCCCGCTGATCACCGTCCGTCGCGTAGGCGGTACCCGCAGCCCGGAGCATCCGACGCTGTTCACGCAGCCGGTGGTCGAGATGACCGCTTACTCAGCGGCTGACCTGCCTACTACCGAGCAGATGTACGAGGACGCCCTAGAGGTCTTGTACCGCGCTGCACGTCTTCAAACCAAAACGCCGGCCGGCTATCTGCACTCGGTGACCGAGACCTTGGGCGCGTCCCACGGCCCGTCACCGTTTGACCGGACCTGGCGCGTCTTCGGCCTGATCCGACTCGGCATCCGGCCCCCTAAGAACTAAGGAACCAAATGGCACTGAAAGATGATGCCGTCCTCATTGCCGCGCGGGGGTACGTGTACACCGCTGCGGTCGGCACGGCGGCACCTACCCCTGCTCAGCTCAAGCTGATCGACCTGGAGCACCCCGAGGCGTGGGACCGCGCCGGCTGGGAGCTCGTCGGACACACCTCCGAGGATGATCTGCCCGAGTTCGGCTTCGACGGTGGCGACTCCGAGGTCCGCGGCTCGTGGCAGAAGAAGAAGCTGCGCGAGGTCGAGACCGAAGAGATCGCGGACTACGTGGTCATCAACCTGACCCAGTTCGACGAGTCGGCTCTGGAGCTGTACTTCGGTCCGAACCAGTCGGCTACCCCCGGCATCTTCGGCGTGAAGTCCGGCTCGGTCGTGAACGAGCGTGCGCTGCTGATCGTGATCGTCGACAACGACGTTCGCCTCGGCTTCCACGCCCGTAAGGCTTCGCTGAAGCGCGAGGACGCGATCTCGCTGGCGACCGACGAGTTCGGCGCTCTGCCGGTGCGCGCGACCTTCCTCGACTATCAGTCGTACAACCTGTACGAGTGGATCGAAGAGGACTGGTTCAACGCTGCTGACGCGCCGGTCGTGTACCTGCTCGATCTGGGCGGCGCTACCGGCGGTGACTACACCCTGTTGGTCGGCGGTAAGGCCACGGCTTCTATCGCTTACAACGACAACGCCGCCGCGATCAAGACCGCGATCGGTGCCGTCGATGACGGCGTTGCCGAGTCTGCGTGGACGGTCACGGCCGACGGCTCGGACTTCGAGATCTCGGGTCCGCTGGCTGTTGCGCTGGGCGTTGACAGCACCACGGGCGGCTCCGGCGTAACCGTCGACGTCGCCTGATTCGAACTTGACACGTAACCCGTGTCAAACGGGGAGCCGCCTGCACACCTTGGCGGGCCTTGGGCGGCTCCCCACCTCCCGCTTTACCTAAGCCCGCCACCAATCGAAAGGCCTGCCACCTATGAGCAAGATTCTGACCCTCGACACCATCCGAGAAGAGGCCGACCGCGAGTACGGCGCACCGGTTCAGGTGCAGATCTCCAAGGACACAACCGTGTCCCTCAAAAACGTGATGCGCCTCCGCAAAGACGTGCGCAAAGACATCCTTACGCAGCTCGAAGCCATCCGGACGATCAACCACAAAGCCGACGGCGACAAGACCGAGGCTGACGCCGAGAAGCTCACGGACGCAGTCTTCAAGATCCTCGAACTGGCTGCGGGACGCGACTCCGAGACTCTGATGGACGCCGTCGACGAGGACGTCGCCCTCGCCACGAAGATCCTCAACCACTGGCTGGAGGAGACGCAAGCGGGGGAAGCCTCCAGCTCGGAGGACTGATCGACGACTACGGCGACGCCCTGTACGCGGACTTCCGGTCTGAGTACCAGATGAACCTCGCGGATCTGTTCGATCCCGCCTCCCGGCTCGGGCCTATCCAGGTCCTGGCGCTTATCAAAGAGCTGCCCCGGGAGGGCAGGTTCTGGTCCGAGAAACAGGGCGGGCCTCAGTTCCGCGGTTGGACCGATCAGACGTACACCACCGCGGCGCTGGTCAACGAAATCCGAGCACTCAAGTTCATGTACCTACTGGCGAACACGTCGAAGGACAAGCGTCGCAGGCTGACCCCGCCCGAACCGTTCCCGGTTCCCCGCGTGAAGCCGCACAAGGCGAAGAAGTACAAACCCGGCTCGTTCGGAGCCGTCGCGGCCATGCGTATGGCTGCTTCCCGCAATCGGAAGGCCCAGGCAACGGGCAGATAGTGAGGTAGCTCGTGGCTGCAGGGAAAGAGGTCGGTCGCCTAAGTATCAAGGTGACCCCTGACCTCGACGGCTTCTACCGAGAACTGAAGGCCGCGGTCGAATCCGCCGAGAAGATGAAGGTCCACATCCCGGTCGAGCCGGACATGGGGAACTTCCGGCAGGAGGTGGCGGCCAGCACCGCGGGCATGTCCGCCCGCGTGAAGGTCCAGGCCGACGTGGACCGAGGGCTTCTGGACAGGCTGTCGAACTCTCTCGGGAGCCTGAAGGCCCCATCGTTCGGGTCAGGCATCAACCCCACGGGGTACATGCTGATCCTCGGGGCAGCGGCGGCGCTGACTCCGCTGATCGCCGGGACGCTGGGCGCTATCTCAGCCGCTCTTCTCACACTGCCCGGGCTGATCGCCGCAGTAGCCGTTCCTATCGGCGCACTGGCACTAGGCATCGACGGGTTCAAGCGCGCTGCCGAGAGGCTCAAGCCCGCGTTCGACGGGCTCAAAGAGTCGATGTCTGCCGCGGTCGAGAATCAGTTCGGCCCGGTGTTCGACCAGCTCGGTAAGGCTATCCCGACCCTGGCCGCGAACCTGCCCAAGGTCACTCAGGGCATGGCGGATGTTGCGAAGTCGATCGTCGACTCGGTCACTTCCGGCGAGGGCCTCGGACGTATCGAGTCCCTGATCTCGAACATCGGCGCGGCTATCTCCCGATCCGCTCCCGGCCTCACATCGTTCGTCGACGGACTGCTGAACCTCGCTGAGAAGTTCAGCGGCAAGCTCCCTGCTATCGCCGACTGGATCAACCGCACAGGCGAGTCCTTCTCGAAGTGGGTCACGGACTTCACGACAGCAGGGCCGGACGGCGTGTCGAAGTTCGACAACGCTATGTCGGGTCTGGGTGACACGCTGCAGATGCTTGGCAGCGGACTGGTCGACATCCTAAACAAGTCCCTGGAGTTCTTCTCCGACCCACAGAAGATCCAGTCCTTCAAAGCGGAGCTCGATGGTCTGATCGCGTCGATCTCGACGCTGGTCGACCTGATCAACAGCCTGGCTGCCGCGTTCTCGAAGGTGCCGGGGCTGTCGGACGGCGAAGCCAACGGCGTCATGGACTTCGCGCCGATCCAGATTCAGGGTGCGATCGAGCTGATCAAGCAGATCCCGACCGCCTGGGAGGGCGTCAAGCTCAAGGCCGCCGAGGTGTGGAACTCGATTCCTACTATGGCCGCTACAGCCATCGCCTCGATCCGGGCGACCCTGGCTACGCTGCCCGGCCTGTTGTCGGGGATCTGGACCACGGTCACGGCCAGTGCTTCGTCAGCGTTCGCCACCATCGGCGCTGCCGTATCGAACGGTGCTCGGAACGTAGTCAACACCGCCGGAAACATCTTCCGCTCGATGGGCTCGGTCATCGCCAACGCCTTCTCGGCGGCGGTGTCTGCGGTACAAACCGCGTTCTCCCAGATGGTCTCCGCAGCCGCCTCTGGCGCGCAGCAGGTTGTGGCGGAGGTCCAAGCTCTCGGCGGGAAGATCGCCGCCGCTGCTGGTAACTTCGGCTCGATCCTGGTGGCCGCAGGTAAAGCCCTGATGGACGGCCTGCTGTCCGGTATCAAGGCGGGCCTCTCTGCGGTACTGGACTTCGCGTCCGGCATCGCCGCCAAGATTGCCGCGGTCAAGGGTCCGCTCCCGAAGGACCGTAAAGAGCTGATCCCCGCCGGCGAGGCCCTGATGGAGGGCCTCGGCACCGGCATCGAGAACGGCCTGGACCCGGTCCTGGATCGCGCCCGTGAGATCGCTAAGCAGATCTTCTCAGCGTTCAAAGAGACGTTCGGCACCGCTCCCGCGTCGCTGGCGTTCAACCTCGGCAGCATGCAAGGCGACCTCAGCGGGTTGCAGACATCGCTGGAATCGACCGCTACCGCCTCTAGGGATCTGACCTCGTCCCTGACAGCACCTACCGCAGAGCTCGCCTCCGGATCATCGCTTCTGGGCGACGACGTCAAGAACCAGCTCGACGAGCTCAAGTTGGCGTACGACCAGCTAGAGCTGCAGCGCAAGCAGCTGAAGGTCGACAAGAACGCCGCGGGCACCAAGGAAGAGAAGAAGGCGATCCAAGACCAGATCGATCAGATCCAGGCACAGAAGGATCAGATCGCGCTGGAGAAGGACAAGCTCAAGCTGCAGCAGCAGCAGACCGGGCAGATGGGTGAGCAGAAGACGCTGGCCCAGTTCCTCGGCGAGCAGATCGCCTCGACCTGGCAGCAGGGTACCGACGCTGTCGCCGGGTTCGCTCGGGCGAACCTCGACCAGGCGATGGGCGACCTCGGCATCGGCGGGGGCGCGCTCACCAACGGTCTGAACGCCGCGCTCGACTGGGGCACTCAGGCGGTCGGAAACATCATGAACATCCAGGTCAACTCGGTTGACGACGCTATTGCGGTGAAGAACAACGAGGTCGCTAAGCAGGCCTTGACTTACACACGCCGATAACTTGAAACGTAACGAGGAGTTACATGGCTTCCAGACTGCTGGACCCCGACACCCTCGTCGAACTCGAAGGTGTCAACGGTGAGTGGTTCGACCTCACCAACGGCACCGAGGGGATCTACCTCGCTACCGAGGTGACGGGTCTGCTCGACCCTCCGGTGAAGGCGACGTACGAGGAGCCGGGGAATTTCCCCGGCGCTCGGTACCTGAACCACCGCGTCCTCCGACGCGACCTGGTGTTCGGCGTCGAGATCCTCAACGACGAGAACGACGAGACCTGGCTGCGCCGGGATTCGGCGTGGCGCAAAGCGTGGTCGTTCAAGCGCGACGCGAAGCTCCACATCACCACCGGAGAGTCCGGGCACCGCTACCTGAAGGTGCGGCTGTTCGAGTCCCCGACGACTGACATGGTCACCGACCCGCGCGGTCGGGAGGTCAACATCACGAAGATGGTCGTCGTCGCGGGCGACCCGTTCTGGTACGAGGACGATGTCGTCTACCCGATCGAGGTCCAAGAGGACACGACGTTCGACCCGAACCCGCTACCGTGGCCGTGGCCACAGCCGGAGCTTCCGGTCGAGGACATCGAGATCACGGTCCCGAACGCGAACCCGACGGACAACATCATCTGGCCGAAGTGGACGCTGCCCGGGTCGTCGGAGAAGCCTGCTGATCCGTACATCCCGGGGCTGCCGTGGCTCGGTGCTCCGAAGTCCCCGGCCACGCTGTGGACGGTCCCGGATTACAAGCTCGACCTCGACGAGGATGAGGACCCGTCGCTCGGCACCCGGCGTATCCGGATGCCCGGGCAGATCGGTGGTCTGCGCGTCGAGGAAGTCCAGCAGATCTACATCGACGGCCGCCCGACCGGCGGCACGTTCAAGATCGGGTACGGCGATGAGTGGACCGAGCCGATCGCGTACAACGCGGCCCCGAACGATGTCCGCGCTGCGCTGATCGCGCTGTCGGGTATCTCCGCCAACGACGTCGAGGTGTCTCTCGGCGGAGCGACGAACGAGGTCCAGACGGTTCGCCTCAAAGGCGGTGCTCTGGGCGGCACGTTCACGCTGTCGCTGGGCTCGGAGACCACGATCGGTATCCCGTTCAACGCCTCCGACGCAGACCTTCAGGGCGCGTTGGTGGGGCTGGATTCGATCGGATCCGCCGACGTCAAGGTGAAGTCGACGAAGATCAACGAGGTCCAGGTGGTCGAGCTGGTCGGGGAACCGACCTCGGGCTCGTTCACGCTGACGCTCGACGGGCAGACCACGGAGCCGATCGCGTACAACGCGACGCCGGCTACGGTGGCGGCCCGGATCGCGGACCTGCCGAACATCGACGGTAACTACGTCAAGGTCGAGGGTCTGAACGAGTGGTTCCACTCGCCGTACCGCATCACGTTCGGCGAAGCCCAGAGTCAGGGCGTCATCGCCGACATCATCTCGGGGATCATCGATTTCATCGGCGGCTTGTTCGGCGGTAACGCCTCGGGCAAAGGCGTCGGCGGTATCGACATCGACGAGATGACAGGTGACGTCGGCACGCTCTCGGGAGGTGCTGGGCTCGATGTTCAGGTGACCACCGAGCAGGACGGCGACCGGCTGTACGTCGTGTCGTTCCAGCGTGCTGCCGGCGGCCTGAACCTGCCGCAGCTGGTGGGTGACGCCTCCGGTCTGGAAGGCGACGACCTCTCGATCGAGACCGCTACCAACGTCGACGGCGGTCGCCCGTACGTCGTCCGGTTCACCGACGACCTGCAAGGCGTGGACGTCCCGACCATGACGGTCGATACGGACGATCTGACCGGCGGGTACGAGGTCGGCAGCCGCGTGGTGGTTCTCCGCGAGGGCTACACGTACCCGGCTGAGAACGTCGTCGTCGACTCCGACCCTCGCGAGGAGCAGGTGTCTTCGGAGTCTGGTTCCCCGATCTGGGAGCGGATGAACTCTGTCCGGTTCCTGCACTACATCCCGCCGTACACCGGCGAGGTCACGTTCAAGTTGTCCGTGTCCGGGGCTGTCCCCGGGCAGATTGCCACGCTGCGCCTTCCGCGCGCCTGGTCCCGCCCTTGGGGCCTAGAATAGTCTGAAAGGCCAGGTCAGATGGGTTTTACCCTCCGCCTGTTCGGCATCCCGGTCCTGAGCCTGGAGATCACCGGCGACGGCTCTGCCGAAGAGTACATCAGCCTCACGGGCGGCTCGTTCGAGCTGGCTCCCGAGGAGCCCGAGTACGACGAAGAGTACTACGAGGAAGACCGTAGCGGGTTCGGCTTCGGGGTGAGCTGATGCCAGCTCCCGCCGCAGACATGACAACCCTGGCGGGTCACCAGCAGCTCTGGGACACCGTCATGAAGCGCCGCCAGAAGCGGGAAGACGAGCGGCTCGCCCCGCCGTTGATCCGCCTCTGGGACGGCGACTACAAGCTCCGCGGCCAGCTCGTCGGGGAGCGTAGCCACAAGTTCGAGTTCATCGAGAACGAGACCGGCACCGCTTCGATCACGATCTCGCTGGACCACTACCTGGCGAAGTGGATCGCGTCCCACAAAGGCCGCGCTCGCCGCAACGTCCACGTCTCGTTCGACAAGCAGGGTGCCCGGTGGACGGGCCGCATGGACCACTACGACATCGTCCGGACCAAAGAGGGCGACGTCTACATGGAGGTCGTGTTCAAGCACGACTACGAAGAGCTCAAGCACATCTACGTCTGGGCGAACCCGTTCCTGCGGCCCGAGTTCCAGTTCCCGAAGCTGTGGGTGATGTTCGGCCCCGCGAAGTGGGCGCTGCTGCTGACGCTGTTCGTCAACATCCTCCGCCTGGAGACCTCGCTGTGGACGCTGCCGGACAACCCTCTGGACATCTCCGAGTGGTTCCCGTTCTCGCTGAACCCCGGTAACTGGCGCAACATCGTCAAGCCGTTCCCGTTCCTCGCGGACAACTCTCCGCTGACGATCGTGTTCTCCCGGTTCAAGTCGTTCCACGACACCGCGAAGAACGTCCTGGCCGACTCGCAGCTCACTATCGTGTGCCGCCGGTACTTCCACGGCGAGGACCCGCACCCGTTCGCGGAGCTGTCCGGTGAGCTGGGGCTGCCGCTGATCGAGGGCATCGCCTCGCTGATCCCGCTGCGCCACGGCTGCCTGGTCTGGGACATCGTCGACAACTCCGGGTGGGGTTCGGAGACAGCGTTCGGCGGGTCGCTGCTGACCGGCTTGGTCCGCGCGGTGATGAACATCGCATCGGACGGCATGACCGAGGGCATCGACATCTACACCGGTCTACCGACCTACCCAGGTGAGTACTACACCCCCGGGTTCCTCGGGACGTACCCGAAGGCTCCGCACGTGGTGTTCATGGAGTCCCCGTACACCGGCATCGAGTCCTCGAAGTTCACGTACACCGAGGCCACGGACACGTCGTTCGTGCTCGGAGGGCAGTCGATGCCCGGGGTGAACGAGATCATCTCAGCCGGCATCAACATGGGCGGCGACTTCCTGACGTCGCTGATCAACTCCCAGCTCGCCACGCTTGGCGCGTTCGGCGGCGCGATCGACCTCCCGCCGCTCGGCGGCATCATGGACGCGGTCGCCCGTCCGCTGTACGAGAACGTGATCCTCGCGTTCATGGAGATTCCCACGCTCCGCGCAGCAGGCCTGAGCCTGCCGATCGCTGGCCTGGAGGACATCGTCACCGGGCTCGGGGACTTCCACTACAACGAGGGCTGGGTCGACGGCGCTGACAAAGCGTTCACGATCTCCGCGATCATGGCGGCCCGCGCTAAGCAGTGGGCCACCCGGGCGAAGCACTCGCACGAGATCCAGGTGTCCGACGCTGCCCCGTACATCATCGGTGAGCGGGGTCACGGGCATTTCTGGCTCGGTGACCGGGTCGGCACCACGGTACTCGGCTACCCCGATCCGTACACGATTTTCGTGGAGCGGGTCACCAAGCTCACCTACGAGTGGGGTACCGACGGCCCGAAGGGCTGGACCATCACGATCGGTTACAAAGAGCCGGAGGACCCGATCCTCAAGGCGTTCGAACTGATCCAGTACATCAACTCCAACCTCGGACAGCTCGGAATTTTGTAGCAGCCGAGCTTGATACGTAACGAAGAGAGCCCGCCACATGCACAAACCTCTGACCCAAGAACACGCCGACCCGGACAAGCCGGAGGAAGCCCTTGCCTGGGCTTTCTGGGGACTCCCCCACCCGTCCGGAGGCCATTCGCTGTCTAACCCGGTGATGGCCAAGTACTGGTCGAAGCACTTCACGGAGCTCGGGATTGTGCATGTGGACTCTCTGCGCCGGCTCGCTGACGAGAACGGGAACATCCACGTCAGCAAGCTGCCTCAGCAGACCAAGAAGTTCCAGGCTCCCGCCCGCGGGCCGAGGAGCCACTACAACCCCGCCGCGCAGTGGGTTCCCTCGGATACCCCGGAGCCTCCGAAGTTCCGTGTCCAAGATCCTCGGACGCTCACCCAGCAAGAGCAGCAAGCCCAGCTCGACATCTACAAGCAAATGGGCCTGATTCCTACCGCACCCCTGCCGCAGCATCAGGCTGCGGTCGAATGAGAGGCCCGCTTATGCCAGACCTGGAAGACACCCAACCGTTGCACGTGTCTGACCTGCCTACCGAAGAGATGGACCTCGCCGAGCTGGACACAGGCGGCTTCGAGATTCCGCACCTGGGCTGGGACTTGGACAAAGACGGTGACATCGAAGGTATCGAGGAGTACGTCCCCGAGCCTGCGGTGCTGCGCGGCGCTGTGGCCGCGGGCCTGGGATTCGCCGGGTTCGTCCTCGGTAAGACGTTCGACGTCTCGTGGATCGATCAGGCGGTCGCTATCTACGCGGTGGCTGCACCGTTCGTCCTCGGATTCGTGATCCGCCGCCACGTCACCCCTACGGAGCGGTGAGCATGTGGATCGAGCTCGGTGTCGCTGTCGTTTCTGGGGGCGCTGCTACCCAGGTTCTGACCGCGGTGTTCAACCGCCGGGTGAACCGGAAGGTTGAGCAGAAGACCGACAACGAGGCTGCTCAGGCTATCGCGGTCGCCGCGGTGACGCTCGTAGCTCCCTTGGAGGAGCGCCTGTCCCGCCTGGAGCAGCAGCACACGCTAGCCCTGACGTACATCCGCAGCTTGTGGTCGTGGATCGACCTGCACCTGCCGGGGCGTACCCCGCCTGCCCCGCCGGATCAGCTGCGGCTCTGAAACTTGATATGTAACGGAGGTCTTAGTGGCTGACGACCAGTGGGTACCTGACGTTCCAGACGGCGCGTTCGTCATCGGCGGCGGTGACTACCGCTACGGCCAGGACATGACCGAGGACATCGCCCGGTCGCTGTTCCAGGTCCCGGACTTCAACCCGGCCAACGCGCTGCTGGTGCTGCCGCAGCTGCTGCTGCGCCTGCCGCTGGAAGCGCTGCAGAAGTTCAAAGACTTCATCCCGAACGTGTTGGAAGGCGCATTCAACACCGTCGCCGGCGCGGTCGACGCCATCATGGGCGCGATCCGCGAGACCCCGCGGGTGCTGGAGCAGATCCTCTCGTATCTCCCGCAAGGGTTGCGCGACGAACTGGAGCACGCCGCTGCGCGTATCGGCGCGGTGATCGACGCGATCGTTCAGGCGCTCACCGGCACCTTGAACATCGGTCACACGATCGAAGACCTGATCTTCTCGCTGACCAACATCCGGCCCGGTTCGGTCGGCGGTGTGCTGGGCGGCGGGTCGATCGAAGAGACCATCAAGCGCATCGTCGATGCGATCGTCTCGGGCATCGTCGGGGTCACCGGTATCGGTGCGGGGATCTCGGATCTCCAGTCGCTGATCGAGCAGATCTCCTCGGCGGCTGCCCGCGGCGGGTTCGCCTGGGACATCCTCGGTATCCAGAACAACAAGAAGCCGAAGTCCGGGCTGTACAAGTCCGAGCGCGGAAACTTCGACCTGGACACCCTGAACTCCACGGTCTCGGTCGCCCCCGGAACCTCGATCATCGCGTTCGATGTCATCGAGCAGTCGATGCCTATCGGCCTGATCACCTGGATCGGCTGGGGCACCTCGGGCATCACCGAGTTCTACATCAACGTCTACCGCTGCGTCGACGACCGCTCCGATCCGGAGCTGGGCGAGCTGATCCACCAGTCCGAGAACATCGCGGGTCTGCTGGCGGGCTCCGCGTCCCCCGGCGCGAACATGTCGTACGAACTCACTACCCCGATCGCGGCTGTAGCCGGCGACCTGCTGGCGTACGAGTTCACCGCCGTCGGCGGCACGCACACGATGCGCGGCCGGGACTTCAACCTCCCGGACAACGACGGCGCTCCGATCGGCAACGTCGGGGCTACCAGATCGCTGTCGACGCCTTCTCTTCCCCCGGCCACGCTGGACAAAGCCGACGTCGCCTGGACCGACAACGTCCCCCGCGTCGGTATCGCGGTGGACACCGGCACCGGCTCGGATCACCACGACCCGCAGGTCGAGTTCTTCGAGAAGCCTGTAGCTATCCCGGTACCGGCGTGGTGCGACCGCATCGACGCGATCGTCACCGGTAAGGGCGGCGAGGGTGCCGACGGGTTCCTCGGGTTCTACGGCAACCCCGGTCAGCCTGGCGGCGTCAACACCGTGACCTGGACCCGTGGTGAGCACTTCTCCGGCACCACCACGATCTTGGAGTGGGACGGCGCTGAGCTATCGATCCCCGGATTCGAGGTGTCCGCTGCCAACGGCTCTAACGGCTCCGGTCAGCGCCCTGTGGCGCTCGGCAAGCCGGTCGGTAAAGGCATCGAGGAAGTCGAATACAACGGCCTGAAGCTGGCCGCTGGCGGCGATCAGCACGCGTACGGCGGCGCTGGTACCAAGCCTGGCGGCGGCGGCAACGGCGGTCACTGGCTCGGTATCTACACCCAAGGTGGCCCCGGTGGACCCGCGTGCGCGGCTGTCCAGTTCCGCAAGGGCGCTCTGCCCGGCGAGGTCGTGGGCGACGGCGAAGGCGACGTTACGCCTCCGAACGTCTCTGCGCTGCACGCCGACGTGTCTGCGACGTCCACCACGATCACTATCTCACCCTCGGGAGCTGTCGACGATGCCTAGCGGACTTCGCGGTTACAACGTGTACCGCAACGGCGTTCGACAGAACACCTCCCCGGTTACGGAGCTCGGGTCGGTGACTATCACCGGCCTGACTCCGGGCACCGACTACTCCGAGCAGATCACGGTCACCGCTATCGACATGGCGGGTAACGAGTCGGAGCCCAAGACGCTGGCTGAGCTGGAGGCGGAGGCCGCTACCGATGAGCTGTCTCCCGCCGATCCGCTGGACCCGGATCTGCGCGCGCAGATCGACGGGCTGGCGGCGGCGAAGATGAAGCCGACCTCTGGTAAAGAAGCAGACGGCGCGATCATCGGGATCGAGACCCCGACCGGGTCGTACTACAAAGCGTACGGCGGGGACCGCACCTCGAACACTCCGCTGACGCTGGAGAAGAACTTCCGGTACGGCTCGTGCTCGAAGATGTTCACTCACACCCTGATCCTCAAAGCGATCGATGACGAGCTGTTGGACTGGGACGATACGATCAGCGAGTTCGTCACCGGCGTCCCGAACGGGGACCAGATCACGATCCGGCAGCTGCTGCTGTTCCAGGACGGGCTCAAAGACTGGATGACAGACCCCGCGGTCCAGCAGACGTACTTCCTCAGCCCGACCAACTCGTTCGACCCGCTGAGCTACATCCGTAACTCGGTGGTGAACTTCGCGCCGGGTCAGGGCTCGTCGTACTCGAACGCAGCCTCGTGGCTGCTGGGCAAGGTCCTGGAGTCCGTCTACAACGACGGCCGGACGGTCGATCAGATCATCGTGCAAGAGTGGCAGTCCGAGGTCGATATGCCGTCGCTGCACTGGCCGACGACGAACTACATGAACCCGCCGTATGTCCGGGGCTGGACCCCGAACCTGGCGCTGCCGCAGATCCAAGCGATCCTCGGGCCGTTCGCGTTCCTCGCGGCATTCCTCGGCTACCCGACGTCCCAGGACCTGGAGTTCACCGCGGTCTCGACCTCGTGGTCGGGGGCTGCCGGTTCTCTCGCCGGGAACATGGAGGACTTCGTTCGGTTCGGTAAAGCGCTGTACGAGGGCGTGTTCCTGTCCGAGGAGATGCAGCAGCTTCAGAAGGAGCTGTTCAGCACGTACGTGTTCTACGAGCCGGTCGACGAGCATCAGGGGCCGGGCTGGATGGGGTTCGGTCTGAACGCCATCCGCTGGGGCTCGTGGCGCGGCTGGGTCGGTAACCTCGGCGGCTACATCGCGGTCATCTTCTACAAGGAGACGGACGGGTCGGTCGTCGCCGTCATGATGAACAACTTCTCGGCCCACGTCGATGCGGTCGACCTGTTCTACCAGATCGCTTACCTGCTCGATCCCGACTCCACCGACCACGTGCCCTGGGTGTACCGCCCCGATCCGCCGGAAGAAGAGGACGAGATCGGGGTCCCAGCACTGTACCTGACCGTCGAACCCGACGGGTCGGGCAACGAGATCCCCGCCGACGTCCCATTCGAGATCTAAGGAGCCCGACATTTCCTCTCGCTACAACGCCTGCCGCGCCGCGGTGGGTCGGGGTGAGCTCCTCTGGGAGTCCGACGACATCTGCGTCGCGCTGGTCAACGGCGACGACTACACGCCTAACTTCGTGGCGGACAAGGTGCTCGCGGACATCCCGGAGGAGGCGATCATCGCCATCTCCGAACCGCTCGACAACACAGAGATCCTCGACACCGGATGGGCACAGGCGGACGACGCCACCTTCCCGGAGGTCGAGGGCGAGCCGGGTGAGGCTGTGGTGGTGTTCAAGCGCACCGCAGACGACGAGACGTCCACACTGATCGCCTACCTAGACTCCGAACTCTACCAATCCGTCATCCCGAACGGGTCCGACATTCTCGTCGTATGGCCTAGCTCGGGTGTCATCCGCTTCTAAGGGAGCCCCATGCTACGCACTGACTGGGTCGACTCCGTCGGCCAGAAGGTTAACGCCGCATTCCTCAACCAGCTGGGCGAGGAGCACAACGACATGCTGGATCAGATCGCGGCTCTCCTGGAAGCCCTAGACGGGCTGTCGCTCAGGGTCCTGACGCAGGCCGCGTTCGATGCGCTGACGACGAAGGACCCGGACACCGTATACCTGGTCAAGCCCTGATGGCGATCTCTCCCGGGGGCCTCGGTATCCAACGGGTGTACGTCGGGGACACTGCCCTGGTAGGGGTCTACCTCGGCTCGTCGAAGCTGTGGGCACCGGCGTCGTACGACACGTCTAACGTCGGGGTCCAGGCGAACTCTTATGGCCCCACGTTCCCGTACACGGCGTCGGCGGGGGGCGGACGTGTTCGTCGCCGTATCGATCGACCGAGCCCCTTCCTCGTTCACAGGCGTCACCTATGGCGGTGTCGCGATGGAGCTGGTGTCGGCGGTCCACCACGACGGGGCGAGCCAATACGGCACGCTTCGTCTCTACCGTCTGCGAGGAGCGGGTACAGGCGCGGCGAAGACGGTCGCCGTTCAGATGGTCGGGAACTTGCTCCTTGCGGTGAGCGCGATCTCTTTCCACAACACCCCCTCGACCCTGGGCCCCTCGACGGCCACCGGCTTCAGCACCGCGGCTACGCAGACCGTCTCGTTGGTAGGTCCGGTCGGGTTGTATGTCGCCTCGGCAGGCGGAGCAGGTTCCCCGACCTGGCCCTTCAACTCGTTCTCAGGAGTGACCAACCGTACCAACCGCAACGCTAACGGTACGCAGCTGACGTTGAGCACGGTGGCGTCCTCCGGCGCTGTAACCGCTACGTCGGCGGGTTCGGATCACTGGGCCAGCATCTTCGTGCCGTTCTGATCACCCCGAATACCAAGAAACCCCCTACCCGGCCCGCGAAGGCTAAGGTAGGGGGCTTTTTGTGTTTCAGTGGGTATGGCCGTGGTGACCAGGTTCTTCGTGGTTTGTCCGGTCAACCACTGCGGTCTCAGTGGTGTACGGTACAAACCATGCGAGCTCTCGTCGTGATCCGCTTGTCCCGTGTCACCGATGCTACGACCTCACCGGAGCGCCAGCTGGAGTCTTGCCAGCAGCTCTGCGCCCAGCGCGGCTGGGACGTCGTCGGGGTAGCAGAGGATCTGGACGTCTCCGGAGCCGTGGATCCGTTCGACCGCAAGCGCAGACCCAACCTCGCCCGCTGGCTGGCGTTCGAGGAGCAACCGTTCGATGTGATCGTGGCGTACCGGGTAGACCGGTTGACCCGATCGATCCGGCATCTGCAGCAGCTGGTCCACTGGGCTGAGGACCACAAGAAGCTGGTCGTCTCCGCGACCGAAGCGCACTTCGACACGACGACGCCGTTCGCGGCGGTCGTCATCGCGCTTATGGGAACGGTGGCGCAGATGGAATTAGAAGCGATCAAAGAGCGGAACCGTTCGGCTGCGCATTTCAATATCCGCGCCGGGAAATACCGCGGATCCCTGCCGCCGTGGGGTTACCTGCCTACGCGCGTGGACGGGGAGTGGCGGCTGGTGCCGGACCCTGTGCAGCGAGAGCGCATCCTCGAGGTGTATCACCGCGTCGTCGACAACCACGAGCCGCTGCACCTGGTGGCCCACGACCTGAACCGGCGTGGTGTCCTGTCGCCGAAGGACTACTTCGCGAAGCTGCAAGGCCGCGAGCCGCAGGGCCGGGAGTGGTCGGCTACCGCGCTGAAGCGCTCGCTGATCTCCGAGGCGATGCTCGGGTACGCGACTCTGAACGGTAAGACCGTCCGAGACGACGACGGAGCCCCGCTGGTGCGGGCTGAGCCGATCCTGACCCGTGAGCAGCTGGAGGCGCTGCGCGCCGAGCTGGTGAAGACCGACCGGGCCAAGCCCGCGGTGTCTACCCCGTCGCTGCTGCTGCGGGTGTTGTTCTGCGCGGTGTGCGGGGAGCCTGCCTACAAGTTCGACGCCGGCCGGAAGATCCCCCGCTACCGCTGCCGGTCGTTCGGGTTCGCCCAGCGCTGCGGGAACGGTACGGTGCCGATCGCCGAGTGGGACGCGTTCTGCGAGGAGCAGGTGTTGGATCTGCTCGGGGACTCGGAGCGTCTGGAGAAAGTCTGGGTAGCGGGCTCGGACTCCGCGGTAGAACTCGCGGAGGTGAACGCGGAGCTGGTGGATCTGACGTCGCTGATCGGCTCCCCGGCGTACCGAGTCGGGTCTCCGCAGCGCGAGGCGCTGGATGCTCGTATCGCGGCGCTGGCCGCGCGGCAGGAGGAGCTGGAAGGGCTAGAGGCTCGCCCGTCGGGCTGGGAGTGGCGCGAGACCGGGCAGAGGTTCGGGGACTGGTGGCGAGAGCAGGACACCTCGGCAAAGAACACCTGGCTTCGGTCGATGAACGTCCGGCTGACGTTCGACGTCCGCGGCGGGCTGACTCGCACGATCGACTTCGGGGATCTGCAGGAGTACGAGCAGCATCTCAGGCTCGGCAGCGTGGTCGAGCAGCTACACGCCGGGATGTCGTAGAGCGGCTACCCGAGAACGCAGAAAAGCCCCCTACGCGCCGTGTAAGGGCGCGCAGAGGGCTCTCTGGCAGTCTCTATTCAGTTGTGGGGTTGCGTCCGTCAGCGTGGACGCTAGAGGGGTTTACGGGGCCTCGTGGACCCGCACGTACGGCTGCAGAGGCTTGTCACGGTAGGCGTGGTAGCGCTCGGCCTCCTCGGCGCGGATGGCCTCGATCTCCTGAGCCGCGCTCACCTTACGACGCTGCAGCTCCGGATCGTCATACTGACGCACCGTAATCACCTCTGACTGACGAGTCTGCGTCGAGATGATCTTCAGCAGATCCACCGCCTCGGTAAGGCGGTCGGCGATCACGGCCAGCTGCTCGACGGTGACGTCTTTCTTCTTCTTGCTCATTCGATCACCTCGGTGAACGGGCCGAACGTGGAATTGAAATCTGCGCCGATCTTCCCTTGGTACAAATCCGACCACCAATGCGAAGTCCACCAGAGCGCGTAGTTCTCGTCCCACCAGAAGACGTCACACTCCCGGTCGCGAACCTTCACGCCCAGCGGGACAGCATGGATGCTGTCCCACACCCGGGCCTGGGCCTTCTCCTCGACGTCCCGCACCTGGACGAGCGTGACGCCGGATAGGATCTCGGCAGCCACCTGCTCGGCGTCATCGGAGTAGACCGGGGCCCAGTCGGAGATGACGTCGACGATCTTTTGCCGCACCTCCTCGGGGGTGAGGATCATAGGGATTACTTTGACGGTGATGTATTTCTTCTTCTTCTTGCTCACAGTAATCCTCCGGTGGAGCGGGAGACCTCCGGACATCCTTCGGTATCAGACGCTGTCTGGTCCGGGCTGTCGTCAGCTGCCGCCATCAAACGCAACTCTTCAATCTCAGCGACCAACTCAGGAACGAGAGTGCGCGCCTGGGCGATGAACTCGGCATCGGCGCGCTGGTGGTACAGGTGCGTCGTGGCGACGGCCTCACGAGTCGACTCGGCATCATGCGGGATGATGCAATTACCCTGCTCACTGCTGTACTCGGCTATCCACGGCCCTTCTGTGACCCCTTCCAGTGCGGACTTGGCGCGCTCAACAACGGCCTGAACGCGCCCAGCTCCGTCGCTTTCCTTTTCTGCTTTTACCACTATGGTCTCCTCGTTTGCCTGATGAAGTCGGTCCGTGCCGACTCGTAGTCCGGGTGGAACGTGATAACGCCGTAGAACGATCCGACCGACGGGAACACGATCCACTCCTGGGTGTGCGGGCTCTTGCGGATCAGCCACTTCCTGGCATCGTTACCCCAGAGCTCTCTCACCGGAACCACCCCCGTATGATCTGGATCAGGTGCTCCAGCCGAACCTCGTGGTCGAGCATCCGGATCAGCACCAGTTCACGCACCCGCTTCACTTCAGCCGCCTTAAGCCAGCGGCTTCCTCAGCCGTTGCGACGACGGTGAAATTCCTCGGGTACTTCCCCTCCGGCTTGATCCGGCGTATCCAGGCGTCCGCACTCCAAGACCAGATCACGGTCCCGTACGGGATGTTGCTCAACCCGTACGGTAGCCGGTGCCGGCCTTCGTAGCCGGGGCCGTCTAACGAGAGGTACGGACTCCACTTCCTCGCGACCTCGGACTGAGCCACGCACTTGAAGTACTGCTCACCGTTTAGGTCGGAGAACGTTAACCAGTCGTGCTTACTCATTCCACCCCCTCGTAACGGTCCAACTCACTCTTGAGCCCTTGGATCTCAAGCTCCAGGTCGAAGACCCGGCCCATCAGGTTGTCGCGCTCCAGCTCCAGCCGAGCCGCGTCGTCGATCGCCTCCATCGACCTGCGCACCATGTCCGCGATAGCGCCGTGGATCGACGCGGTGAAGTCGGCATCGGCCTCGTTGGCGAATGATCCGAGCCACTTACGGGACTCGTCCTGGCTCACAGCCCACACGTCGTAGGTGGTGTGGCCCCCGTCCTTCTCAACCACCCAGAAGCAGTCCTCAGCCCCTGTGGTCTGCGAGAACACCTGATAAATGCGGTCGCAGAACTCTTGAAATTCCATGTTGTTCCTTCCGTTACGAATCAAAGCGATGGGTAGGTGTTACCGCGCATGACGTTGCATATGACTGACTCGGCTACTCCGTACGCGTAGGAGAGGTCTCTCTGCACTCCCCGATACGCACCCTTGTGGGTGCGGATGTGCATAACGTCGTACGGGCTCAGCTTCGCGGTCGGGACCTTGCAGCCGGTCTGGTGAGTGCCGTCCCGGAGCTTGTCCGCAGCGTTCTGCTTCGGCGTACCGATGCTGAGGTTCTCGACGCGGTTGTCCAGCTTCCCTCCGGGGCCGTGCATCACGTGCATTCCCTTGGGCACCTTGCCGATAAAGGCCTCCGCCACCAGAGAGTGGACCGTCCTCTTGTACGCCCGACCGTCCTTCCAGAAGCTGACATACTTGTACCCGTAGCCCTTCATCGTGGACTGCGCCTTCTCGCCTCTCGGGCCGAATACTCGCCCGTCCCGGGTCACGAAGAACCCCGGACACTCATCAATAGGGCGCGCCGTATCCATGGCCCCAGGTAGGACCTTGGACCTCCGGATCTGTTCCAATGTGGACCCCCCGAAATTCCATTTCCATAATTCGTCCGATTTCCTTCGCCGTGGACTCCGCTTCTAGGGCAGGGACCGAGGCCAGAACCTCGTCATGGACGACGAGGCGCATGTTACGAGTCAAGCCAGCCTCATGAAGTCGGATGACGGCGCTCGCCGTGACATCCCTTGAGGCGCTCTGGATTGCATAGTTAAGAGCCGCATAGCCCCTGTCGGGGTCTACCGGCAGCCGGCGACCTGTCGGAGTCACGATGTACCCCCGGGCAGCGGCTTCCTGCTGCAGGCTCTTGGACAGCGCGGTGACTCCGGGATAGGACTTCTCGAACCCCGCAATCACCTTCTTAGCCTCCTGGAACGAAATCCCTGCTTGCGCAGCGATATTCGCAGGACCAGACCCGTATGCATACGCGAAATTGACCATCTTCCCCACCTTCCGATCGACGCCCGAGGCGTCGGCCGTGATCTGATGGAGATCGGCGTTCTCCTCGAACGCACGCTTCATGGTGCGGTCATCGGCCAGGGCGGCGAGTACCCGGAGTTCCTGCGCCTGGTAGTCGACCGAAACCATCAGCTCGCCAGGATCGGCGATGAAGCAGCGCCGAACCATCCAGTCGTTGGCCGGAAGGTTCTGTGCCGAGGGGTTAGATGTACTCATGCGTCCTGTACGCGCTTGCAGCGGGTTGATCCCCGGGTGGACCCGGTCGTTGGCGTCCCGCCGCTCGATGAAGTTGCGGACCCAGGTCTTCTCCCAGGAACCCCACTTCTTCGCCTCGATCGCGGCCTTCGCCAGCGCGTTGCCCTCCTCCGCCAGAGCTTCCAGCAGCTCGGCGTTCACCTGGCGCTTACCCGTGGCCGTGCGGCCTTTGATCTTCACGCCCGTGCGCTCCAGGCCGTCGGCCAGCTTCTCGGTGGAGTTCACCGAGTCGACCCCGTACGCGTACCGAGCCACCGCGGTGTAGTGCTCGGACTTCCGCAGCATGTCCGCTGACAACTTCTCCGAGTAGTCGACGTCCAGCAGGAACCCGGTGCGCTCGACGTACGACATCACCTCAGCGAGCTTGTGCTCGTACGGGATCAGTTTGTGCGACGACTCCGGCACCAGCGGGGCCACCTTGCCCAGCAGCCGGGACACCAGGATCGTGTCCATGCCGGCGTACAGCTCGTAATCCGGGTCGTTCAGGTCGACCAGAGCCCAGATCTTGTCTTTGGTGGTCTTGTGCTTCTTGGCCAGACGAGCCATCGAGGCCTTGACCTCTTCGGCGGTCACCGGGTCGATGTAGAACTTCGTCAGCTCTTCCAGCTTGTGGCCGGTCCCGCCTTCTTTGTAGGCCCGGGGGTCTACCAGGTGCGAGTAGATCTTGGTGTCCTCGACCTTCGGCCACATCTGCTCCATCGGCACACCGAGCGTCCGCTCGATCACCTGGAGGTCGAACGCGGCGTTGTGGATGACGAACCGCTGGACCTTCTGGAGGGCGGTGACGGCGGCCCCTACGAACACACCGCCCCGCTCCACCGGCAGGACCCACGACTCCCACGGGTTACCGAACTGGATCAGCCGGATACCGAAGTCCGGCTTGTAGATCCCCAGATCCGTGGTCTCGGTATCGAGACCGAGAATCCGGAGGTTGGAGCGGATGAAGCTCTCGAACCCGTCGAGATCATCCTCGTGCTCTACGACGTTGACCAGAACTGTCTCGTCCTTGATCTGGTAGCGGTGTTGCTTCACCCGCTCCTCCCTTCGTTACGAATCAAGCTGGAGACGTTAGAGCCCCAGCTCCCTGCGGATCTGACCCTCCGGGGTTTCTTCCTTGACCATCACCCGGCCGTAGTAGGCGATGTTGTTCTTGATCGGGAAGACCCGGTACTCCCCTTCCCCGAAGTCGACTGCCAGCTCGTCACCGCTGATGCGGTACTCGCAGTCGTCCGGGAACGTCCAGAACAGCCCGTTCTGGAGCATGACCATGAACTTCGGAACCTTGATTTCCTCGCTCAATTACACCCTCCTAGGTGGTTACGAGTCAAGTTAATTTGCGTAGAAAAACTTGGCGTCGCGACCGTCATCCTTGGTCGGAGGCATCCACGCGTGCCAGACCTTGCCGGTCTTCTTCGACACACCGGTCTTGTAGACGAAGTCGTCGTACGGCTTCGGCGGAGCCCACTCCGGGGCTTCCTGCGCACCCTGCGGAGCCTGTCGCTGGTACCCGCCGCCCGAGGGCTGCGCGGGCGGATCGGCTGCGAACGCCGCGGCGACCTTCTTCACCTTGTCCATGTAGTCCTTGAACTTCGCGTCCAACAGAGCGTCGGACTCTTCGACCGACGAAGCGTGGATCACGATCCACGGCGCGTCGAAGTCCCGACCACCCTTCAGGGTGGTGACGATCTTGCCCTCGCCAGGTGCCACGTTGCTGCTGTTGTTGACCACGGTGGTCGCAGGAGCGGTGGAGGCGACAGGCTGCTCGGGGCCGTTGTCGTTCGAGGCCCAGGGATCGGTGGTGACAGTCATTCGGTTTCCTTCCGGTTGTAGCCGCGGGTCCATTCGGCACCCACGAACATCTCTTTGTCCTCGTCTGACCAATTAGCCAGGAGGGCTGGTTTCTGGTTGGGGTAGAGCTCAGGCGTCACCCACGCTCGGTACATGTCGACGCCGGACATACCGCTGAACTGGCCGTCGAAGATGTTCACGCGGCAGCCCCTGACCCTGCGCAAGACGGGATCAGGTGATCCCTGAACCGTCCCGAGCTGATCGGCACTATGTGGTGGCACACCGGGCACGCCCGGTGATGCTTCGGAGCACTGGAGGTCACCTGCTCGGCGGTAGCCAGGTCGAACAGCTCCCGGTACGTCAGACCGTCCTCGCCGGCTGACTTCCACCCGTCGTCAGCGAGACGAGTAGCCATCTCCCCGACAGGGTCACCCGGGCCGTTGTGCGACCGGATCGAGTCCGGGAACACCTTGGACCGCGAGCCTGGCCCGTCGTGGTCATCGGTCTGCTTGATGACCTTGTGGACCTCTTCAGCCAGCGCGTGGTGAGCCCTCTTCAGCACCATCTTGTTGGGGTTGTCCCGTAGGACCACGCCGTCGATGTACCTGACCTTGAGCGCTTCCGCGTACGGCGGGTGGCGATCCACGAGCTGGGAGACAGCCTGAGGAATCACCTCCATCAGGTACACGTTGTCCGACCGGCCTTTGAGAGCGTCTTTGATCGACTCCGATGAGTAGTTCCAGTCACCCCGGGCAAGGTCGTCTGCGAACCACTGGTCTTTGAGGATCTGATCGGCCAGCACCCGAAGGGTGTTGAACCCGACGTCGTCCCCGGACTCCTCCACCAACCGGCGACTGGTTGATCTCTCGAGAATCGACACCCACAGGTCCTGGACCAGGTCCTCGACCTGGTCCGGGGTGAGTAGGTAGCTGTTCCCGATCGACCGCGCAGCCTTGCTGATCAGTGGACCGGTATCAGCCATTCACCGGCTCCAGACTGCGCTTGGCGTAGGTCTCCTCGACCAGAACCTCGATCAGCTCGGTCCGGGGAATCTCCCGGGACCGGGCTTCGAAGTGCAGGTACGGCAGAACGTTCCCGTTACGTGTCAAGGCCACGGCGTCAGACTTCCCAGACCTGGCCGTCAACGGTGAACTTGCCTCCCAGGATCGGGACGATCTCAGCCTTGACATGCTTGCCGTCGACCGTGAGCATCCCGAAGCCCATCTGCCAGTTCCCAGCTCCGCCCTTTAGATAGTTGGCCTTCTTCATGTCCATCAGGTGCCCGACTTCCATGCCGGTGACGGTCTTGCGGACCGAGCCGCCGTACCCGAACGAGTGCGAGACGACAGCCTGCCGGTGCGTGTGGCCGCAGACCACGGACTTGCCGAACTTCTTGGCACCGTTGAGCGCTGTCGATCCGGCGATCTGGGATAGCGTCATCTTGCCCATGTGCCCGTGAGTGGAGATCCAGCCCGGAGCGATGTCGTAGAAGTCAGGCAGCAGCTCCACACCGAACCCGTCGAAGTCGAGCAGCACGTCGATGTCGAAAGCGTGTGTACCCTCCAGGGCCGGTGCGTTCTTGGAGAGATAGTCCCTGGCCCGGGAGTTTCCGGTCAGGTGGATCTTGCCGCCGTCTTCGATGAAGAAGCGTCCGTTAGGGACTCGGAGGCACCAGACCTCTCCCTCGTACGCGACCTCCTCGACGGTGTTCTTGTACAGTCCCGACAATGCGCGGTTGCTGATGTTCAGACGCCAGTGACCTGGCCGGTACTCGGTGGTCGACGCCCGTAGCCCGTTGGCAGCAGCCAGCATCTGCAGCTGCTCCCGCATACGGTCCTTGCACACGTACAGCACGTAGGAATCCCCTGCGCTGGTCGTGTCTGTACCGTCGGTGAACCGGTACTCCTCCAGGAACAGCCGGGCCTGCCGCTGTGACAGAGACAGTGTCCAGGTCGGGAGCTCGCTACGACCTCGGTCGAGCAGATCATCCAACTCTTGAACCTTGCCCAGGCTGAACTCGTACTGGGTCTTCGGAGGAGCCTTCAGCACCTTGCCGTCGATCTCGGTGATGCCTCGGTTACGTGCCCGTTCCCGGTATTCGATGCCTGCGTCGGCCAGCAGCTTCCGGACCTGCTCCGCCTTCTCGCCTGACTGGTAGAACGTCCAGCGCCCATCGGGCGAGCGATGCGAATCCGTGAGCCCCCAGACCGCGAGTCGGATCTCGGTGTCGGTGAGCGGGTAGTCCTCGTTCGACCCCTCGCCGGCGGTGTAGACCCACATCTTGTTTCCAGGCAGCGACGTCGGGGTGTGCTCGACCCACTTCGTCTTCTCCCGGTTCAGGCCCACCACTCGGTGGTTCGCTGTGATGGTCGCGTTGATCTCTCGGCCTCCGAGGGAGTACAGCGTGCCCGAGAACGGGAACCGGACAACCTCGTCGATCTGCTGCCAGATCGTGCGTCCTTGGTCGTCCACCGACATAACCTCGTCGTCGGTCGTCAGGTCGTCGACGTGGACGAACCCTCGTCGGGTGACGGCCCGGGCGTTTGTCCAGGAGCAGTCGTGGTTCCCTTCATGAGCCCCGATCCACCCGTCGTAAACCTTGCGGAGAGGTTCCAGGAGGTGCTTCTTGGCGTAGTCCGCGTCGCGGTACACCGAACCCTCGAACTCGCCCTTTGTGCCTTTGTTCCATCGCGAGGGCTGGGGCAGATCCAGGATGTCACCGATATGTACCACGCCGTACGGCTGGACATCCCCGATGAAGCGGATGACCGCTTGCATCTCTTTGCGCGCCTCGTAAGGCAACTGAGTATCGGGTAGAAAGACGATACGCTGAGTCATTTGGTTCCCTTCTCTGCGAGGAGGGTTAGCTCCGCGCGTACTGATCGGTAGACGTCGTCCAGCGCGTTGATCGCGTTGGTGATGGATGTGTAGGTGACGGTGTCGAGGTCGATGTGCAGAGACATGCCGCTCTGAGGGGTTTCGACCTCGCGGTAGATCTCGTGGTAGTCGCTCACTCGACGACCTCGTCCAGGTCGATGACCATGTCGTTCAGCGAGTCGATCCAGGTCAGCGAGTCCGAGTCCTCGTTACGAATCAAGTCGTCGGGCAGCGGAAAGTCGAACAGGGCGAGCTGACCGTCCTCCTCTACCGGCTCCTCGTAGATCCGCTCGGCGCAGCCGGCGTAACCCGCGATGTCGGTGTAAGAGTCCCGGTGGTACCCCGTACCCTTCACCCGGGCCACCTTGACCAGGATCATCAGGTTCGCGACGTCCAGGTCAGTGATCGGACGCTCCAGGTACGCGGAGAACAACGCGGAGATGTCAGCGAAGTTCTCCCGGGGGTGCCCGTAGTTCTTGTTGCGAGGTCCGTGGATCAGGCGCTGCGCCTCTTCCAGGATGCTTTCGTCGCTCACTTGATAACCTCCGTGAAAGGCGCGTACCGGTTGATATCTACACCGAACCATTTAGTCCCGATTCGATCCGTCACAACGACCGATTCGGGAACGTCCTCGAACCTCTCCCACACCCTCGGTTCCTTGAGGGGCGACAGGCTTCCGGCCGCGATGTACTGCCGACCTCCGTCTGCGAGAGACCTGACAAGTACGTCCCCGATCTCCAGGCCCTGCTCAATGACCTCAACGACTTCTCCAGGGGTCAAGAAGACGTAAGGGCCTTCGTCTTCGCTGTGCGTGAACCGGAGAGGCCCGGTTACAACTGCTTTATCACCGATTTTCATATCCCTACCTTGTCTTTCAGTGCTTGAACGCCTTGCTCCAACACAAGGCTGTTGACGTCTTCGCCATCCCGTCCCATCGGGATGATCTTGGCGTTGGGCAGAGCACCCGCCACCGTCTCAGCGAACTGCATCCCCGCATCGTCACCGTCCGCGAGTATCAGCACCTCCCGGTACCCGAGGAACGGTTCGCGGAAGTGCTCTTTCCACGCCTGCGCGCCGGGAACCCCGACCGTGGGGAACCCCGCGACAGACGCTGTCAACGCATCGATCTCGCCCTCCGCGATCCCGACGCGCTGAGCCGGTTGCAGCAACGCCAGCGTGTTGTACAGCCGCCCGGTGTCGCCCGGGACGGTCAGGTACTTCGGTTTACCCTCGGCGGCGTCTAGGCGACGAAACCTCAGCGAGACCACCTGCCACCGCTCGTCCGGAGCCCATCGCAGGTAAGGGATAGCGAGCATCCCTTTGTACATCTCGTGACCCGGTAGAGGTTCCTCCACGTACCCGAGGCGAAACTGCGTCACCGCCTCTGCGATAGCCGGCGCGGTCAGCCCGCGGGTTGCCAGATACTCCTCGGCCGCGGACCCAGCCAGTGCTTTGTGATAACGCTGCGACGCCTGAAGGAGATAGCTCTTGTGCTCTTTCGACTGCTGTTTGATAGTTCACCTCCTCGATTGCCATGAGCAATGTGATGACATTTCCCTTTGCGGAGCAGCTCAAGCACTTGAAAGCGTTCAAAGTGAACGAGACTGCGGCCGAGGGCCTCGACTCCTCGTGAAAGGGGCAAAGGCACGCGACCCAGAGCCGCCCGTTATCGTCCGGAGGAATCCATCCGGGAACTAGGTACTCGATAACTGAGACGATCGGCGTCTCAGGTATTTCCGTCTGTTGCTCTCCTTCTCGCATCTGTGGCACCTCCTTCGACGGGGCTCACTTGGATACACGACTGTGTTTTCCTCGGTCATCTCGTGGCCGTTCTTGCACAGGTCCAGTCGCCTGTCCCGAGCTCGGTGACAAGGCACGCAAGCGGGCATGTAGAACTCAGGCCAGACGGAGTACTTGCAGACGCGATTACCGGAATCCGAGTCCCGAGACCACTTCTCCTCGGGGTCCGCACCGTCGTAGGCCCATTCCTTGGCAGGGAGCTCCGAGCAAATCGCGCACATGTACTGAGTGGGGCAGCCCCACATTCGGCGTATACGTGCGTGAGCACCTCCGTAGGTGATCTCGTAACCCTTGGAATTCCAACTAGCCCATCCAGGCAGGTTTCTGGGGTGTACCTTCAGCGTTTGTGAAGGTTCCACCGGACGACCTCGTACACTTCGACGCCCTCGTGGTACGGGAACTGCTGCTTGAGCGCGTCGTCTAGGAACTCGTAGACGTCCTCGGTGTCGGTGGTCGGATCGACCTTGACGATCGCCTCGATCTTCATCCAGCCCTGGCTCATCAGAGCACCACCAGGGCTACGTAGAGAAGGATCAGAATCGCTAGACAAACGACCGTCGTGATCAACGGCCCCACCTCCGAGCGGTGCGGTCCACGGAGTGCTCCGAGACGTTCCGGGCCAGCGCGTACTTACGCGGGTCCAGCAGAGCCCCCAGCAGCTGCTGACGGAGCAGGTTCGGGCGTGCAGTCGGTTTCATCGTTTCTTCCTTCCTTAGTTACGATTCAAGTTGTCGAGCGAGAAATTCGATGCTCGATGAGCGGGATGTAGTCAGCTCCTTTTTCGATGGCGATACAGTCGAAACCCTCGAGAAGACACGCCTCCACCGTGGTTCCGCTGCCCGCGAAGGGGTCCAGCACTACGCCCCCCCGGCGGGGTGACCAGCTTGACCAGCCACCGCATGAGGGCGAGTGGCTTGACGGTGTTGTGCGCAACCTTGTTGCCGTCTTCGTTGACGTAGCTGGGGCGCTCCTTGGTGGGAGCCTTGGCCTGATACTTGAACACGGGGAAGAACCTCTGCGGCTCCCCGAGTTCGGCAGCCTGCGCCTCGTCGAGCACAACGTTCGTGGGCCAGCGTCCTTGAGTCTCTCGACTGGTGTATTCCTCGCCCGCATCCGTGACGACTCGGCAGGCGTCGATGTTCAACGCCCCCGTACCGTGCTCCAGGACGTTCGCCGCCACCGTGCCCGCCAGGGGTTTCCGCGCGACCACGATCGGCTCAAACGATGGTTTTAGCGCGGTACCCCAGCCCTGCCACTGCTTGGCGGCGTCGGTCGCGGGGGCGGTGAGGGTCGAGGGCGACCCAGCAAATGCCCCTAGCGTTGTGGTGTCCCGCTTCGGCGTCTGCTGTCCGGCGCGGGGGTTCGGGCCAACAACCTCCCGCTCGGCACCTGCGGCCCGGTCGATGGCCTTGGATACGTCGAGCGACTTCGGGAAACCGCTGCCGTAGAGCCAGGCGATGGAGTCGCGGAGCTCAAACCCGGCGTCCTCGATCGCCGCCGCCAGCCGGTGCCAGGTGCGGGAGCCGCCGAAGGCGAGCAGGTACCCACCCGGCTTGAGGACCCGCAGACACTCGGCCGCCCACTCCTGGCTCCACTGTTGGAATGCCCGCATCTCAACAGCGCGAACGTTTGGAAACTGGCCTCCATCACGGCAGAGACATACCGCGACCTTCGCGGTTCCATCGCGTCGTCCGCGTCGGGTGCCTTTGCAGCGTAGACATTTTGGGTTGGTCGTTCCTGTAAAGGATGGGAGTTTGCGAGTGGCGCTGATCCCGCCGCCGTGGAATCCTGCGTCAGCGTTAACGTCTGACTCTTTCCAAGGCGCGTCCCAGTCTTTGCCCATGAACTCCAGCCCGTAGGGCGGGTCTGTGAGAATTGCATCGACACTGGCGTCTTCTAGTTCGGTGAGGATGTCTCGGCAGTCTCCGAGACGTAGGTCGACGTTTCTCATGTCTTTCTCTTCCTTCCGGTTGTGGGCTTCCGCCCGTTACGATTCAAGTTCTGGACCTCGATAGGAGCGATCCGTTTCCCGATCACCGCGAACGCGGGCGGGTTCTCCAGGTAGTCGATCCCTCGCTGGAGAGCTTCGGGGTCGTCACCGAGGTGACCGAGTACGTTGCGGTTACAGGGCGTATCCAGCAGCCCGCGAACGAGTCCTGTTCGGTGGTCGTGGTCGACGGCCAGCTTCTTCCGCAGGCCTCGGCCTTTGCGGCAGATGTAGCACCTGCCACCTTGAGCCTCGTATATCTGCCAATACTCATCGGCGGTGATGTCGTAGAGCTCCAGAAGACGCTTCTCCCACGCCGTATCCTTTCGGACGGCTCGCTTTTCGCGATGGTGGGTAGCGCATCGAGGCCCCGGGTGAGGGGCGGCTCGGCGGGTTGTGATCCCGGCCGCTGCGCAGTCGACGCAGCGCCGGGGCTTAGGCTTAGCCGCCGCCATCCAACCACCCGACCAGCCACAGACCTGCGCCCCACGCGATGATCGAGTACGCGATCAGCTGCTCGATGCTCACGCCTTAGCCGCCTTGATCAGCTCCCGGATCTTGTCGGCCCGGAAGTCGTCCCACCACGCACCGGTGCTGGCGACGTGAACCACCGGAGCGGTCTCGTAGCCTTTCTGCTTCACCAGCTTCAGAGCCTCGGGGTCCTGGTCCACGCGGACCTCCCGGAACTCCACACCGCCGCGGGTCAACGCGTTCTTGGTGAGCGTGCACTTGAAGCAGTCAGGGCCTGTGGTGAACACCGTGACGTCGTTACGAATCAAGTTATCGGGCATCAAAAATCCTTAATCTCCATCTTCGAGCCGTCGAACTTCAGCTCGGCGTACAGCCGACCCGAAGGGTCAGCTCTACCTGACCTATTTTTGACCACCGACACCCTCAGCGTGTCCCCGCCGAACGTCGACGGGACTCGGTGCAAGGTGGCTACAAGCTCGGGTACGCGGCCGATCTGCCCCTTGATCCCCGACAGCGGGATCGGCTTGTCACCGGAGTTGTTGTCAGCGGTGACGTGGTGCAGACCGATGATGCACGCGCCGGTCTCCCGAGCTTTCTCGTGCAGCCAGTCCATCAGGACCTCCAGACCACCGAACGGATCCTCGTCGTTCGCGGCTACCCCGGTGATGACGTTCGTGATGTTGTCGATCACGATCAGCTGCGGGTAGTTCCCGAACGTCTCCTCGTACGCGGCCAGCGAGGTCTCGATGACCTTGAGCGTCGGCTGCGCCGAGTAGTTCAGCCGGATAGGGATACCGTGCGGGTTCCCCGGGGCCGCGTTCCACGTCAGCACCTGAGGAGGCAACTGACCTTCGCGTACCGCCCGAGCAGACTCAGCCAGCGGCATCCCGAGCTCCATCGAGAGGATGCGCGTCGACTGCGTGAACGCGTCCGAGTCAGCCGAGAGGTAGTACGTCGGGATACGTCCTTTGAGCGCTAGGGCGAGCGTGAACGCCGACTTAGCCCCTCCGGGTGCCGCCGCGATCAGCGCCAGCTGACCTCGCAGGAAGTTGATGCCCTGCTTGGTCAGCGACCGGAACGGTACAGGCAGAGGGTCACCGGCAGATCCCTTAGCGTCAATCGACTGCAAGATCGAGAGAATCGGGCACCTCCTCCGTCGTGTCTTCAACAGCGATAACCCGGGCGATCCCGGTGCTTATCCCGAACACCAGCGCGCCGGCTAGGGACAACCCTCCGAGCGCAGCCATAGCCATCCTGTTCACTGTTCCAGCTCCTCGGTGGTGTAGATCAGCTTGGCGGTTTCGCAGGGCCAAATGTGCGGCTTGCCGTTGGCGTCGAAGCAGGTGAGGCAGCACCGCTGGCGGTTGATGTACTGGACTGGGCGGTGCATTTTGCGTAGAGGCTTCAACGCCTCACGGGCCGACTCGACGGCAATAATCGGCGGCACCACCAGGTGCGCCACGGAGGCGACGCGGCGGGCGGCTTCTACTGCTGGATCGCTCATTACTTCGTCCCTCTCGCTATGAACCCGTTGTAGATCGTGCGGCCTTCCTGTTTGGCCTTGACTTCTTCAGCCCAGACTTTGTCGGTAGCTTTGATCAGCGCCGACTCAGTCGTGCCGAGGAACTTCACCAGCGGAGGACCGAGAAGACCTCGACGAGCGGCGCGCAGCACCCCGCCGAGCTCGTGAACCGCTCTCTTGTCTTCCAGCTCGACGTCCAAGAGGTTCCCCGGACCTGGCCGTTTGGTCACGGTCGACTTCAGCGCGGGATCAGCAAGAGTCCATCGTTCGGCCAAGGTTCAGCCCTTCCTGTGATACCGAGCAGCGGATGCGACGCTGAACAACGGCGTCGGCTTACCCCACTTCGGCGAGTAGTCCCCGACCGCGGCGAGTCCCTGCTTGCGCCAGCGTCGGACTGTGTCTGTATCGACCCCGAACAGCTCGGTCAGCTGCTCCTCGGTCGCTAGTGATGGATTGCTCATCGTTACCTCTCGTTACGAATCAAGTTTCAGGCCATAGAGTATTCACAGCTCAACGCCACATCGCACCTCGCGCAGCTAGCGCCAGGCTTAGGCGTGAAGTCCCCTGCTTCCAGCTTCCGTTCCATCTCGTGGAACCGGGCCGAGATCTTCTCCCGCGTCCAGTCCGTCAGGTCGTACGGATACGTCGGCTTACCGGTCTTCGCCATGAAGTACACGCCGCGCGTGATCTCGACGCCGTACAGCTGTTTCAACGCCAGCGCGTACACCGCGAGCTGAAAGTCATCTCCGGGCTTGAGCCCGGTCTTCCAGTCGACCACCAGCACCTCACCGTCGAGCACGAGCACCGCGTCGATGTAGCCCCGGATCTCTATCCCATCGAGCTCGAACTCGATCGCGAGCTCTATCCCCGGGGTGCCGTCCGGTGTGTGCCACACCTCTAGGCTCGGGTGGTTGTCGATCCAGTCCAGGGTCTTGTCCACCTGCTGCAGCCCGATACCCCAGCGACGCTCGATGTCGTCCGCGCCGCGGTACGGCCCGGAGGCGAACCACCAGCCGAGGTTCGGGGTCTCCTCGGTAGCTTCGTTGATCCCGTCGGCGTACTCGTCCTTGAAGATCTCATAGCACTCTTCGCGCGTCAGCGGTGAGCCGGCGAGCTTCGAGAGCAAGTATTTCTCAGCCACCGCGTGGACCCCAGTACCCTGCTGCAGCCAGGCCGCTGGGCGTCTCCACACGCGCTCATGCCTGGCCAATTTCCAGCTGAACGGGCACTTGTCGAACTGCGACAGCTGCGAGACCGACCGTGGTTTCTTCTCGTAGCGGTACTCCATCAAGACCTCATCCGGGTCACGAGCACGCGGAACTTCTGCTCCAGACCCTCGTGGTTCATGGCCAAGGTTGCGCCCGCAACCCCTCCGGTCACCGGTCCACGATCCTGCACCGACACCTCGAATGTGAACTCCGGGGAATCCATGTCCTCGAAGTCGACCCACTCGTGGAACCCCTGAAGCATGTCGCAGAGGATAGCGTTCGGATCGATCGACGGCGGGTCAGGTGTGAGTTCGTTACGTGTCAAGTTCATGGCAAACCCTTTTCTATCCCGAGTCTCTGCATAGCCTCCTGGAGGCTGATATTGGTCTTGTGGAGCTGGTCCCTGGCTAGTCTCAGGACGTCTAGCTCCTCAGAGCCCTCTCCTAGGCTCTCTAGCCGAGCGATCTCGGCGTCAATATTCTTCTCAAGGTTCATAATCCCGCCCTTCAGCAGTCTTTTAAACGCTCTATCAGAGTCTGCCAGCGATCAATCTGACGTTCGGCGGCATCCAGCTGCCCTTCCTTCATACCTACCGGATATCCAGTGATGAAGTAGGTCTTGCCGGTCAGTTTGTTAATCGCTCGTGTTGCGTCCCGGAGAGTCGGGTAAGTACCGATCACCGCTCCGTCGGCGGAGAGCGTCGCCGGGTTGTTGTCGATCTGCTCAGCGCGATACTCGACGCCGCGATACCGAATCTGGACGCTGCGATCCGTGGCCACGGCCCCTCCTGGTTACTTGTCAAGTTTGAGTTCGAACAAAATTCCCTCACCCTTCGCGGTGAGGCTTCCGGATCTCCGTCCAGGCGACCGAGCCAGCAGCCCTCGGCGGGTCGCCTGCCACAGGTGACTCTTCACCGCGGCGTTCGACTTCCCGGTGATCTCCTGGAGATGCTCCAGAGGCTTCTTACCGCCCTTAGAAGTGAAGTCCGAGTACACCGCTGACAAAACGGTCAGGTAATCGTCAGTGAGACGCCTTGACTCGCTAAGCGATCGCAGGGTTTCCTCCCAGCCTTCGTAAAGGCTGCTAACCGTGCGAACGGAGGAAGCAGCTTCCGTGAAGTTGATCTCACGAAGAACTGTCTGGGAGATTCCGCCCCGCGGCGGATTGTCTGGGTCGGTAGGTCGTACGGTCAGTGTCACGGGGCCGCCCTGGAGGTCATCGCCCCAGACCATCTCGATAGTCCATCCACCGTAAACGTCCTTCTCAACCTTCACCGATTTCCTCCTCGTTACGAGTCAAGTACTTGGGGCGGGTGCGTCGAAGGTTTCTAACCGTCTCACAAGGCCACTCCTGGCCATCCTCTGTGCATGTGAACGGTAGGGTCTGAGACCTCTGGTGTATCAGTCTTAGCTTTTGGCGCAGTCTTAGCTTTTGACGATCCACGTCGTATTGGTCCACTGGTCGGTCGCGTTTCAGGTCGTCAAGGTTCACTTCTTCACCGCCATAGCGAGCGCCACAACCCAGCCGACGAACGTCCAGCCGAGGAACACGTTGATCACAGCGACAGGCTGCTTCAGCGAAGCTTTCCGGTAGTACGCGACGATCGTCGGGACGAAGTACGCGGTCCCGAACACCACGAGTAGCGCGTGGCTGGGGCTGATCGACATCAGCACGATCAGCGCCACGATGGCTCCCAGAGCCAGCCAGCCCTCGATACGGCCTTTGCGCTTGGCCGCTCGCGCGGCCGCGTCGGCTTGCGGGTAGTAGCCGGGTTGATACGCCGGCTGATCCCAGATGTTGCTCATGATGATGCTCCCCTCACGAGGATGTAATCCCCCTCATGATCCTGGCCGCAACTGACGACGTAATCCCCGTTCGAGCTGAAGAAATCTCCGTCGTACTCGCAGCGTTCACAGATGTAACGAACGGTGTACCCGACGATCACCTCGCGCTGACGAGTGCGGTCTGGGACGTAGACACCGGTACCGGCAGCCAGGTTGGGCGCGGTCAGGACCGTCTCTGACTCGATGGACTGTTCAATCATTTGATTGCCGCACGCCTCGCACTTCCAGGTTTCGTTGTCGACGAAGTGGTGCTGGCAGGTGCTCGGGTTGCTCATGATGCTGCCTCCTCTTTAGGTTTGCGGGTCGCGTTGCAGCGACGCTTTTTGGCCAGGCCCAGCTCCACGAGCAACGGGCACGGGTTGAAGTCCGCGGGCTGATATTCGCGGCGGAGAATATAGCTCAGGAACTCCCCGATTTCGCCCATGATGTATTTGTCGCCGTGACGCTCTTCGCGCTCGACAGCGTCGGGCTCGCAATACCTGTCAATGAATTCTTTCACTTCCCGGTAAAGGTAGCTGTCGTCGGTTAGCCACGTAGAGCGGTAAACGTGGAGGCCCCGAATACCGGGGACCAGATCGAGTGTATTGGCGCGGATATACGCGTCTTTAACCACGTTCAGAGTAGGGACGATTGTCTTACCGATAACTCGGGAAGTGATCTCGAACATACGGTGCAAGCCATTCTTCTAAGAAAAGGGGTGGGTGGGTGGTTATCAGGGCTCCACGCTCGGGAAACGCCAGATGTGATGACGTCCGATCTCGGACAGAGTTGTGTATTCGTTGACTCTGATGAGTAGGTCTTCGTCGGATTCCTGGCGATCCCTGTATGCCCAACCCCCGCATTTGCTGACCCCGGGTATAGGCGGGATGTTCGGATCAAACTCGACAACCCAATTGTTCTCACGAAGCATCCGGTAAAACGACCGGAGACGCTTCAGCTTGTATTCTTGCATACCTTTGCCGCGTGTGGCGATGTATTCGCCATGATCCCTCAGGCGTTTATGCGGCGAGCACTGAGAAAGAGGCTCGGGTACCTTGAACGGGTATTCGCGGCGGATAACCTGCCGAGCGGTCAATTTGCCTCCGTACGTGTGAACGTGCCATGAAACAGCCTGCGGTGTCACACCGTACATCCGAGCGATATCCGCCTCAGTCTCTCCCGTAGCTTTCAGGGCTTCAATCACTTCTAGCGAGAGGCGGGGGAGCTGTTCTCTGGTGGTTCTCATCGGTCCTCCTTGTATTACAGACCAACGTATCCTGCATCTTGTTACAACGCAAGGCACAACCCCCTCGGTACTTGACAGTGCGACGTAGTTTTCTGGTGTCCCAGATCTGGGACTCTTCCCCCGTGGGAGAAAGTAGACCACTTGATCTAGTCCGGCGCAAGTGTCAAACGTCACTAAGTTCGTAGCTGAACCGGCATCGTCACAACCGATACCGGTGTTACAGCTACCAGACCACGACTCGATCCGCAGCGAAGCTGGCGCGTCTACCTGGTCTTCAACACCAGATCCTTTTCCGGCAGTAGCGACTCTTCTTGTCTTTCCCGCGGTCTTTGCCCTGGCCGGCTGAGTCGTGTTTGCTCTCGGATTTCTTCTCCGGATCGCACGTCGGCAGGTCACCGTGTGCCACGTGCCAGTCAGAATCGGTCCTCAGACCGCCGTGCTCCAGCTGGTGAGACACCGACCGATGCTCGCACCCGGAGAACCCGTCAGCGCGTGCTGACGGGGCTACCAGGACCGCTGCGAGCATCACAGCGCCGACGACGAACCAGACGACGAAGGCCAGGCGCTTAGTCACCGTCGTCCCAGTAATCTCGTCCCTCGACAATGTTCAGAGCCTCCTGCAAGCCTCTATCCATGCCGCCCATGTAGTCGCGATCACCGCTGAGATCGTTGACGATCTCCTGCAGCCGAGCGATCAGTTTTCTACGGATCTCCTCCACCGATAGACGTTCTGCGTCCTCGCTCATACCTGCCTCACTCATCGGGGGGGGGGTCCTTCATCAGGCCGGGGTTGTCTGCCAGGTACAGGGCTGCCGTCGCGATCTTCAGTAGGGCGTCTTCTCGGGTGGGTTTCGCGGGGACTAGGTCAACGCTGAGCGTCGCCCGGACGATCTCGCCGGTGTCAGCGTCTACGTCTATCTTGAGATTCCAGTTGCCGTGCTTGCTCACACCTGCCTCACTCTCCTCAGCCCGACGGTTCCCGACAGGTTCTCGCGGACGAACGCCCACGACTCAGTCCGTACCCACGACGCGGTGAACAACCCTTCAGCGTGCTCGGCGGCGTGGTGCTTGCAGAACAGCAGCTCGAACTGACCGTTCTCCCAGCGCTCCATAGCCGCGGCAGAGCACGCGTCGCAACGATCGGTGAGCCGCAGCTCCCCGGGAGGCGTTGCGCCATCCTCCCGGGGAGGCGAAACCTGGTCTGGAGTGGTCACGCGTCCACGTCCTCTCGCTCGACGAACTCGACGTACACCTTCGCCGTCTCCAGATCGGTGTTAAGGATCTTGAACCAGAACGGGTTGTCACCCCGCTCGAACTGGTACAGGTCGTACGACCCGTTGGTCTTCGCGACCAGCTGCCAGTTGTCCGAGCGGTGCATCGCCCCGTACTCGGTCTCGAACCACTCCCCGCTCATGCTTCCTCCCCGGGGTTCTGGTAGTGATCAGGCATCGGATCACGCAGTGTTGTCGCCAGGTGATAACAGTCCGGATCAGTCTTCGTCCCGCCCTGGTTGGCGTGGCACAGATACACCGTCCGCATCCGATCCGGAGCGACGAAGTAAGTCCACGACCCGAATACGGAATCCGCGCGGCCGCATCGGGCGCACCGCCTGCCGTCGCTCACAGCCCCACCGCTTTCGTGATCAGGAACATCAGCGCAGCCCCGGCGACGATCGCTCCGACCGACAACGCCAGCTCGATGCTCAGCGGTAGGCCCGGGTTGCTCCGTCGGTACAGCTTGCGAAGCTCAGCCGGCGAGTACGACGCCGCGATGATCTGGTTGAACGCTTTGAGCTCTGTCTCGTTCATCAGGAACCCACTTTCGCCAGGATTACCAGCGCGTCTGCCAGTCCGCAGGCCCGTGCCCCGCCGACTAGGCAGCCCTTCTCGTCGCCGCGGGCCGCGGCCTCTTCGCAGAAGAGGAGCCACTTCACGCGCTCGTCGTTGATCAGGTCTATTGCATCGCTCAAGGTCATCGGGTCTCTCCTTTCAATCGGTTCCCAACTCATCCGTTCGCCCCTTCCAGCTGCCGACGCCAGCCGGTGCAGCGCTCGGACGGCCGGTGCTGGTAGTCGCACGCTGCGCAACCGTCGAGCCAGACCAGATGCCGGCGGTAGGCGTGTCCGCAGCACGCGCCTAGCTCGTCGTCCGGAATCTGGGCGAGCCCGGACATGATCCGTTGCAGGTTCGATGCGCTCATGCGGGGACCATCTCGAATCGGTACCGTCGGGCTTTGAACACCACCCGCACACCCTTCGGGGGTTCAGGCTTGTCCGGGTGGCTGATGGCCAGCGTCTCGGGATCAACTCGGTACTTGTCCGAGTAGTAGAAGCGTCCGATCACGCTTTCGATGCCCGCAATCGTCGGGGCAGAGGCGAGAAGGCGAGGTTTCTGGCTGGTCATGTCTACTCCTTGTTACGTGTCAAGCCGCGATGCGGCGTGTAGTGGTCTTGGATGTGTCGATCAGATGGCGTCGACCGCGTTCGTCGACGACCGTGAGCACGGTGCCCGCGGTGAACAGCACCCGAGCTGTCCAGCCAGCGGGTCCGCGCGATGCGATGTGGATGGTCATGCGGGCACCAGCGAGGGGTAGAGCCGACGGGCCGCAGCCCACTGTGCCGCGAGCCATTCTGTCTTGGTCTCGAACCTGTACCTGGGGGCCTCGCGGTCGACGCGGGCGTACTGGCTCTTCGTGAGGAAGCGTGTCGGGGGCTGGAACTGCTCAACTGAAGCGCTCATGGTGACCTCCTAGGTTAGTTACGAATCAAGTCAGCGTGAGCAGCCGTGAATCGAACACGGTCAGCGCGGTGATGTCGGCTGAGCGAACCTGCCTGCTCGGTGCCAGCCCGTCGTAGCCACGTGCAACGGCTCAGAGCTGGACTTCAAAGTATGTTGTGGGCCGGGGCTCCGCATTACACGGGATTTGCATCAGGGTCAACGCGCGGTCTGGGCTCGCCTGAATCTTGCTGGCCTTTGTTGTGTTGTAGGTCTACATTAACCGATCTGTCGGTTACGTGTCAAGTGAGTTAGTCGAGGAATTTCTCGGCGGATTGCCGCCGCCTATCCCGTCCCGTGACCCTTCATCAGACAACCGCGCGTACGCCTGCGCGAGGACGTCATCGACTCGGACCGTCTTCTTACCCACCCGCTGCGCCGAGGCCAGCAGCACCGCGACGATCTGACCGACACCGATCAACTCGCGCAGCTGGGCAGTCTCACGCCCGTGCTGCCGATCGAGCTCCTCGATCATGTCGAGCGACTGCTTCGCCAGCAGCCGGTAGTTGAACTCCAGCACGTCGCGGCTCAGCCCGGACACATCCTCGCTGGCGGCCTTCCGCAGGTCCTCACGACGCAGCATCAGGCACGCACCAGACGGGCCGAGCGGATGCACTCGGACTGCTCGATCTTCTCGGTGCCGTAGTCGTGCGCGTACCAGACGGTAGCGACGCCGGACATGCCGAGCTTGGTCACGGTGCCGACGTACTCCCGGCCATCCTCGGGCGAGGTGAACCGGACCGAGTCACCGATGCGGATGATGTCCATGAGATGCCCTCTCTCTGAGTGGTTACGAATCAAGGTCGAGCGACGACCGCGTAGCCTGCGATCACCGCGAGCATCACCGGGATGAAGCTGATGATGATGAGTGCTGCGGTCATGTCCACGAGGTTACGCATCAAGTTTCTTCGACGCAACCCTTGACACGTAACCGCAGTTCGTGCATTCTTGATTCATCGCGATCGGGGCGATCCCCCGACTACCGAGTTCACAGTCCCCCGGAAGGGCCGGCGGACAGAAAGGAGTTCCGAAATGAACAGCACCGTGAAGCAGGCCATCGCCCTCGGTCGCGAGGCCGGTGTCCAGGTTCAGCCCTGGGGCGGCGATGAGGTCCGCCTCAACGGCGGGATGATCATGTCCGCCTCGGACGCGATCGGCTGGGGCATCCGGAGGGCAGCCGTCCGGTAGCCCCGGCCCTCGGCCCCGGGTAACACCGGGGCCATCCCGATCCCCTCATCACATCAACCATCCACAACTCGAAGGAGACACCAATGACCACCATCGCCCGCCGCATCGCCACCGGCCTGTTCCTGCTCGCCGCTCCCGCGGTCATCGCCACCCCCGGCTGGATCGCGTCGGCTGACCCGAGCTCGTTCGATCAGTCGTCGTTCCCTTGCGCTGAGGATGAAGTGCTCGGGTTCAGCCCCGAGTTCGGCCCCGACAAGGTCGGCTGCATCCACATCGACAGCCTGCGCTGATCGGCCCAGCTGATTGAGCCCCTGGCCTTCGGGCCGGGGGCTTTCTCATGCCTCGACCCGGAAGGCCCCGTAACGACCGCCTCACGTCCACGCTGAGCCTCGAACACCGCGAGCCGGTGTCAGCGGTGCGGAAGGCCAGGAGTCGGCCGGCAGCGTCGACGTCGAGCGCCTTGACCCGTAACCGGTCGGGGTTCGAACTCGCCGCTTGACACGTAACCGCGTCGCCTCGCATACTTGAGTCACCTCGCCCGGGGTGGTCCCCCGGCTACCGCGCTCATCAGTCGGAGAGTCCGACGAAGAAAGGAGTTCGAAATGAACACCAACCTGATCACCATCCCGGCCGCCGAGGTCGTGGTCGGCGACACCATCGTCGCCGGTGCAGGCACCGTGCTCGCCCCCGAGGACCTCGTGGTCCGCCGCATCGAGTCGGATCGGACCTTCGTCCGGTTCAACGGGATGGTGGACATCCACCAGCGGATCAACGTCCGCGTCGCCCGGTAACCCCGGAGCCCACACGAAGCCCCCGCTACGGCGGGGGTTTTTTCATGCCTGCACCACGTCGAGACCTGATGCCGTCCCGAGCCATCGTGCCCTGATGCCGATTGCTGGCCCCTCACAGCCCCGCAGAGCGACGAGCACCTGCCTCTCGATAGACCGCACCCGTAGACCGGTCTCGTCGCGGCAGAGGACCAATCACCACCCCCTCGAACCACGAGATCGACCTCGAACACCGGGACCATCGAAGGCTGATCCCCGCCATCATCCGCCGCGCGATCGAACCCCGAAGGCGCGAAGCATCCGACGAACTCGACCCCGATCCATCGATCCGATCGACGTCGAACGCGAGCTTCGATCCCGGAACGTCGGCTCGATCTCGAAGCTCAGCCATCCCCTCGATGCGGAGCCCCGTCGATCCCGAGCTCGCATCCGCATCCGCAGTCGAGTCGGCATCGAGCTCGGCGCATCCTCGGTACCGAGGGCCTGTCGCATCGGGGCACAGGGCAGGCAGGGTGTGCTGTGGGGCAGCAGGGGGTGCAGGGTACAGGGGGCAGGCAGGGCAGGGACGGGGTGTGGGTGCGCAGGGCGTGCGCGTGCCGGGGAGGGGCGGGTAGGCAGGGTGCGGGGTACGCCGGCTGGGGTGCGCAGACTCGCAGCGCAGAGGGGGTTGCGCTGCCGGGGGGGTGTGTGGTAGTACTGGGTGTACTCCGGCAGACGGGGTCACAGGGGACGCGCGGCGCGCGGGCCCCTAGGGGGGCACCCCTACCCCCCGCGTGTTGACCGGATGGTAA